TACAACTACAGCGGGGTTGCGCGTGCCTTACGGCGCGTTTCAAGATTCCACAGACCAATCAGCTGCCAGCACAACTGTTGCCTATCCAATTACATTTAACACTACAGACTTTTCAAATGGTGTGAGTGTAGCCAGCAATAGCAGAATTACTGTAACCGATGCCGGAATATACAACTTGCAGTTTTCCATTCAACTAACAAACACTACAAACGCTTCTCAAGATGTAGACATTTGGTTTCAGGTTAATGGCACAAACGTGGATAACTCAAACAGCCGTTTTGGTTTGGCCCCAAGAAAATCTCCCAGTGATCCATACCACATCATTGCAGCGCTTAATTATTTTGCAAGTTTAAACGCAACCGACTATATTGAAATAGTATGGAGAACAACTGATACGGGTGTTTCTATTGAGCAATACCCCGCCAGCGCCAGCCCCACACGACCAGCAATACCGTCAGCCATTGCAACAATGTCATTTGTGTCTGCGCTCCCAACATGATAAACTCAATCAACCCCCATACCGAGAGGCAACTATGAGCCTGCACGTACTAGCCAACCACATGTCCACCAAGGGTCGCAACGGCGACTCTATGCTTGTTCACATGACCCCCAACGAAGTGCAGGGTCTACAGGCTTTGGCCATGAAACACGGCGGCTCATTGACAATCAACCCAGATACGGGTTTACCCGAAGCTAACTTTCTGAAGTCTTTACTGCCAATAATTGCTGGCTTTGCACTTGGCCCTGCTGGTATGGGCATTGCTTTTGGCGGTTTGTCTAGTGCGGCTTCTGCAGGTTTGCTGGTTGGCGGGGTTACGGGTTTGGCTACCGGCAGTTTGTCTAAGGGCCTCATGGCCGGGCTGGGTGCTTATGGTGGCGCGGGTCTGGGTGCTGGGTTGGAAACTGCCGCCGTACAAGGGGAACTTGCTTCTAGTATGCCTACGTTGGCAGGGCAAGCCCCAGAACAAATAAAAGCCTATTCCGATCAAGTTATAGCTGCGCGGGATGCGGCTATGAGTAAAGTTGGCGGTATGGGGGGAATAGATAAGCTATCCGCAGGTTTTGATGCCGTTAAAACCGCACCGGGAGCGTTTCTTAAAGACAATATGATGCCCCTAGCCGCAGCAGCTTCGCCAATCATGGCAGACATGATGGTGCCGACGACAACTAAAGCGCCCACAAATACAAACCCCGCGTACATTCGCCAGTATGTGGCAGGTGATCGCCCACAAGCCCCCCGCGCTTTAGCTCCGGTGTTGGCTAGCGAATGGGGCGCACGTAACTTCTCTGACGCATACGCCACGCCTATGGCTGGCGGCGGTATTGTGGCTTTGGCTGATGGTGGGGACGTTCAGCATTTTGCTATCGGTGATTTAGTTAAAGCAGACATTGATAAAGCTTATGCCGCAGGTGATTACGCCCGAGTGAATGAACTTGCGCAAGCAAACAAAATTACCGCCGCAGATGTGGCTGACACATACAAAGGGTTTGACACTTCTGGTTTGGCTGGCCTAGGAATCAATTTATTTACACCCCCTGCTGCACCTACATATAACCAATACACCAACGAGCAGATTGGTAAGTACCTGACAGATAACCCCACTGCGGACATTGCTGCGGCAACTAAAACTACTAACGCTGACCCCGTTGCAGTCAATCGCTATATTGCTAGTCTGACTTCTGGGTACACCGATCCAACAGCAACAAAAGGCGGTTCGGGTACAGCAGGTTTTTATAACCAATTGACAGCACAAGGCATTGACCCTAATGAGTACTATGCAGCAATGACTGCAGTTGACCCTAACTACGCAACGCAAGGGTTTTCAAAAGCAGATATTGCAGAGCAATACGGCATACACAAAGGCGCTTACGCTTTGTCTGACCAACTCAAAGGCAACGTTTCTGACGCAAATTGGGCCAACTTTATGGACACCAATAACTATTCTGTTTTGGATGCCGCTAGAGCTTTTGGCTTGTCCACAGACGAAGTGCAGCGCCGTTACGATGCCGCCAATGCGCAAAGACAGAGTGTTGTCCCCGGCGCAGTACAACTTCCCGGTGCTACTGTTTATGACAACGGTGCGTTTGGCAACTATGGTTCCGGTAACAAAACGGGTGTGGATTACAAAGGCGACACGGTGTCTATTGCCACCCCCGGCGATATCCTTACAAACCCAGACAATTCTCGTACAGTAACACCCAATGCTCCCGGTCGTCCATACGGCGGGTTTACTGGCATAGAAAATCTCAAGAGCGCTTACACTGCTGGTGGCGGTAGCTTGGGATACACCCCCTACATTCCCACAACTCCTGAAGAGCATGACAAGCTGTACAACACACAGGGCAGCGACTCACTGGCGGCTTACAACTACCTGATCGGCAAAGGTGCAGGGACTCCCGGCGCAGCTAGATACCCAACTAGATCTGTAGCCACAGAAATTGCCAAGCCTTACGAAGAAGCCGTTCTTGGCTATCCCACCGATCTGACCAAGAAAAAGTATATCAATGTTGACGGCAAGATGGTGAAAAACCCAGTGTACGTGGAGCCAAAAACACAGTCCGAGAAGACTGCATCTGCAGCTACAGCCGCTAAAGCAGGCAAAGCTCCTAGTATTACAATAACTGATTCGTCAGGCTATAACACTGAAACCATCACTGCAGTGTTACAAGACAACGGCACTTACTTGGGCAACAATAACAAGACGTACGACGCTTCAGGAAAAGAACTTGCTGCTATGGGCGGCATGATGGGCTACGCAGTTGGTGGCGGTCTTGGCTCTTTGGGCTCATATTCTGATGGCGGTCGTTTGCTCAAAGGCCCCGGTGATGGCGTGTCTGACAGCATCCCTGCAACCATTGGCCAGAAGCAACAACCCGCACGCCTTGCCGATGGTGAGTTTGTAGTGCCTGCCCGTATTGTGTCTGAGCTGGGTAATGGCTCCACAGAAGCTGGCGCACGTAAACTGTATGCCATGATGGATCGTGTTCAAAAAGCACGGGGTAAGACCACAGGCAAGAACAAAGTAGCGGCCAACAGCCGTGCTGACAAATATCTTCCAGCGTAAGGAATAGATCATGGCTTTACAAGAATCCCAACAGACGATATCGCAAACCTCAATCCCCGACTACGCTAAGCCGTTTGTAGAGGAGATGCTGGGTAAAGCGCAGTACTTTACTGACACTGAGCAAAACCCCTACATGCAGTATCAGGGGGATCGCGTTGCGCAGTTCACTCCTTTGCAGCAACAGGCATATCAAAACGCAGGGACGATGCAGGCAGCTCCTCAGTTGGGCGACGCTACAGCGCTGGCGGGTATGTCCGGTTTGGGTGCGCTGAATACACAGTACACATTTAACCCAGCTAACTTCACTTCTGCTAATGCCCAAGGGTTAATGAACCCCTACATGCAGAACGTGGTGGACATCCAGAAGCGTGAAGCTCAGCGCCAGTCAGATATTGCGGGCACTCAACAACAAGCTCAAGCTACTAAAGCCGGTGCTTTTGGTGGCGGTAGAGACGCAATCATGCGAGCTGAGCGCGAGCGCAATCTTGGCATGCAAATGGGTGACATCCAGTCCAAAGGTTTGCAAGATGCATACAACCAAGCTATGCAGCAGTTCAATACCCAGAACCAACTAAACGCACAGCAGCAACAGTTTGGCGCAGGCTTGGGACTTCAAGGTTTGCAGACAGCCAACACTGCCGCAGGCAACCTAGCGAACATTGGCAACACGCAGTACGGCCAAAACATGGGTATATTGAATTTGCAGAACCAGTTTGGTGGTCAGCAGCAACAGCAAGTACAGAACGTATTAAACAACCAATACCAAGACTTCTTAAACTATCAGAACTACCCATACAAACAGATGGGCTTCATGTCTGACATCCTACGCGGATTACCGTTGACTCAGCAGTCAAGCTCTGTGTATCAGACGCCCCCATCTGCCGTATCTCAAGTTGCAGGTCTAGGCGGCGCGGCACTGACTGGCGCTAAGTTGTTTGGTGCGGCTGGTGGAGCCACCGGCGACTTGGAACGCCGCCCAGCAGGTTTGGCTGAATTAGCAATCTATAACATGGGTTGAAGAATATGATTGATGTAAACCAAATCACGACAACTCTGCGGGGTTTACCAGATCAGGCGTTGCAAAAATACGCCATGATGCACAAGGGCGACCCGTACATTTTGTCTTTAGCAGTGTCCGAGAGCAACCAACGCAAACAACTTCGTGCGGCAGGGCAAGGACAAGCGGGTGCGATGCCTCAACCCAAAGTAGCCGATGCCGCTATTGCGGGGATGGCTCAGCAACAGCTTCCAGAGAACCAAGGCATAGCGCAAATCCCCACGCCCAATATGCAGAACATGGCGGATGGCGGTATTGCTGGCTACGACGAAGACGTTGGTATGGCCGATGGCGGGATGTTTAACTTTGCCCAAGCTGGTGGCCCCGTCATGAGTATGGCAGGTGGCGGTCACGTCCCTCGCTATCAAGGCGTGCCAAAGGCTATGGGCGGGGATGGCAGTTTGGTTAGTAGTAACCCTATGTTTAATATTCCCGGTATGACAGCGGTTCAACCGCGTGCCGAGTTTACCCAAGCAGGTTCTCCAGAGAATCAAACAATGTTTGAGCGGTTTTCAGGCTACATGGGGGAAAAGAAAAAGCAAGCCACGTTAAGTGAGATTGCTTATCGCATTCACTCAGGCATTGCTACGGAAGACGAAAAAGCATTCTATCAAGCTGAGATGACTAAGAAGCCCGGTCAGAAACAAATGGGCGCTCCCAAAGACGTTGTTAACCCCGACGATGTTTTGATGGCTAACGAAAAAGCGGCTAGAAACAAAGCTGCTATCGCTGACAAAGCCCCGCCTCCACCCCCCGGTGCCGCGCCTGCACCTCAAATTAAAATGCCTACGGGTATTGCAACACTTAAAGAGCCAACTGCGGCAGATGCAAAAGCAAAAGCCACAGAGTTTTATGATTCTTCCGCGCAAATACGGCGTTTAGAGCAGCAGCAGCTACAAGAGCGGCAAGATATTGCCGGTCAGAAAGAAACACGCCTTGCACAGCTTGACGCATTCAACAAAGAAAAAGGCCCTGCTTATGCAGGTTATGAAAAGTTGTTGAAATCGGAAGAACTGCAAGACACCACCGACAAAGAAAAGGCCGGTCTGATGTCTTTGATGAAAGGCTTCTTGGCCATGGCTGCTGGAGAATCCCCCAACGCGGCTACAAACATTGCCAAAGGCGCTATGGCCGGGCTGGGTGATTACGGCGACGCGCTTAAAGAGTTTAAGAAAGCGGCCAAAGAACGCAACAAAGCTATGGCTGACATCGAGAATGCACGACGCGCTGAAGGCCGCGATGACTTTAAGTCTCAACAAGCTTTTGAAGAGAAAGCTGACACGCGTTTGTCTGAGTCCAACCGACTCTTTACAAACGCTGTTATGCAAGTTACTGGTAAAGAAGCTGAAATTTCTAGCAGTATTTTTGGAAAAATGGTGGATAACGCCGAAGCTAGTAAGCGGTTAATGTATTCAGAAGGCGCTCAAACCGCTCGTACTATGGCTACGCTTAACGCGCCTGACGCACAGTCTAAGTTCTACGGTGGCCTTGGCGGTGGAGATGTCAGAAAAGGTCTTGCCTACTACGCCGAGACAATGGGCCCCGATGCTAAAGGTCTGCAAGAAAGACTGAAAGAATATTCAGGGATGGTTGGCGAAGCAAGACTTAAGGCAATGGAAACTTCCAAAGATCCTGACGAACGAGCTAGAGCAATTACTATTCGCCAGTTGCAGAAAGAACAGGCGGCAAGCGGGCTTAAGCCTGTGAGCATTGCTCAAGGTAGCAATTTACTGCCATAATATACACACCCCGGTAGGTTCGGCCTTATCGGGGGTTAATCTCAAGCCGCACAATTAGGACATAACATGCCACAAGCACTCCCTTTACCAGACGGTAGATTTGTAACCATTAGGGAGGGCGAAACTCCTGCACAAACGTGGGAGCGGGCACAGCGCATGTATCCGGAAGCCTTTGCTTCCAAAGCTCCTGAGAAAAAAGAAACCACTGTTGGCGGTCAAGCCAAAGAGTTCTTCAAAGGTCTAGCCCCCGGCGCTATTGGGTTGGTAGAACAAGCCGGTGTTGGTATCTCTGCTTTGCTGCCAGAGGAACAAGAAAAAGCTGCGCAGCGATCAATTAAAGAAACCGCCGCGTCCCTTAAAAAACCGTTTGAAGCTGCGCCGGGCTACGAAGACACGGTGGCGCGGAAGTTTGGTGAAGCTACAGGCTCTATTGCTCCTTTCTTGGCCGCAGGGCCGTTTGGTTTAGCAGGGCGCGGGATCATGGCTGCGTTAGGTTCTGGAGCAGGAGCCGGTTATCAAGTAGAGAAGTCAGCCGCAGAGGGCGCAACTGAAGGACAGCAGACGGCTTCAACCGCTCTTGGTGCCGCTGTTGGTATTAGCGAGATGTTTGCGCCTGCTCGTATTTTGAGTCGCCTTGGCCAACCTGTAGCTCAAGGCGTTGTTTCTTACATTAAACGTGCATTGATGGCCGGTGGTGAAGAAGCCGCGCAGGAAGCTGCGTCTCAAGCTGCGCAAAACCTGATCTCAAAAGGTATATACAAAGCAGAACAAGAAATTATTGAGGGCGTTGGTGAGTCCGCTGCTTATGGCGGCGGAGTTGGCGCGTTAGCTCAGGGCTTGCTTGACTTAGCGCTCGGTCGTCGTGCCAAGGGTGGGCCTAAACCCCAAGACGAATATGCCACGCTTCGTGCCGAGGAAGAGCAACGCCTTGAAGAAGAGCGTCAGCGTAAGACAAAGCCTGAGTACGCACAAGAAGTTGTGCAGAAGTACGACGCACTGGCTAAACAAAAGCAAGACATAATTGCGCAGTTTAAGAAAGTAACAAAAGACTCACCTACGTACGATGCTGACAAAGCGTTTAATACGCAGCTTAATGCACAGCTTAGAGAACTGACCAAAGAGATTGCGCCGCTTTCCGAGGACTACTACAAAGCCAAAGGCATGCTTGGCCAGATGGCAGAGCAAGAGCGTGTTGCCAAGCTCACGCCTCAGGAGTATGCGTTTGGCCTGCCGCCTGAGACAGAAGAACAGAAGAAAGAGCTGGAGCCTGAGTTGTATGAGCAACAGATTGCTACACCTCCCAAGCCACCGGCTGAACTAACCCCTCGTCAACAAGTTGCTGAGTACGCTGACCAACGCATTGCGTTGGCTAACGACCAGATGAACACGGCGGCTAGTTACACACCCAAGTACAAGTCTGAAGCTAAGAAAGACTACGTGGACTATTTGATGCAGGACTTTACCAAAGCCCAGCAGCTTGTACAAACACGCCCAACATTGACAGGTTTGCCTGAAGGTCTGCGTAGCGAAGAAATATACGACGTGCTTAAAACACGCGTAGCCGCTGAAGCCAAGACCGCTATTAAACAACGCGAGCAAGAGCAGGCGTTTGACCAACAGAAACTTACACAGCCTAAAGATCAGATGGCTATGTTCAAGGAGTCTGAAGCGCAGGTGGAAGAGCAAAAGAAAAACGTTGAGCCAAACTTTGATTACCTTGACCCAATGTTTGAGAAGGCGCTTGATCGAGAGCCCGTCATCAAGGTCAGCGATAAGGTCAAGCCCATACCTCGCGGCGAACAGATCCGAGAGAAGCTGGATTCATTGATTGCAGAAGTAGACAAGGCTGACCAAGACTACCGCACAGCCCGCTACGCGATGCCATCCCAAGGTAAGCGCGGTGCGCCAGAGCGTGCCGCAGCCATGGAAGCTTTGACCAAAGGCAAGACAGCCCTTGCCAAGATCGACCAGCTTAGTAAAGAAGGTGGTGACTACGCTCGTGAAGTTGTTGCCGCACGCCGTCAACAGCAAGAGGCCATGGCCAAGCTGAGCGACATCACCGAGCAACTGCGCACCGAACAAACACTTGGTAAAGAAACTGAACGAGTACGTAATCCAGATACCGGAGAAATGGAAACGCAACTTGTTGGTTTTGGCAAAGGGGTATCTGCCTCCACAGAACAGTCGTTGACCAACCAAGCTGAACAAGTACGCGGTCAGATTATTTCTTCAGCACTACAAGAAGCCGCGTTGAACCGCCGTGCCGCAGGTCAGCCTGCCATTACCCAAGACGAAGCAATTAAAGCTGCATCTAACATATACGACTCGATTAACGAATGGGTCGCCCGCTCAAAACAAAAACCAGTACGCGCTGAGTACGAAGAAGTCATTGTTGAGCCTGCTCAGATGCGAGCAAACAAAGTTGTACGCGCCGCAAAAACAGAACGCCGCGTAGTCAAAGAAGGTGTATCAAGCATGCAGCCACAAGAAGTGGCGCAGTTTCAAGAACGCATTAAAGAAGCAATGCGGATTCTCTACGAGAAGCCTGACGTCAAACCCACTCGTGTAGAAACAGGTGTACTCAAACGACAGTTTAAAGAAACGGAAGCTAAGAAGACTGCCGAAGCTCGCGGTGAAACAGCGACCACTCTTCGCGGTGAACTGCGCCGCCGTACAGAATTTGTACGCAACAAGATGTCTAAGATGGGTGCAATGCGTCCGGGTGCCCGTGATGCCCTCAATGCTGCCGCTGACTTGATGGATAAGAACCAAGCTACGCGTGAGATTCTGGACAAGGTCGAGCCCGTAGTAGACGCCATCGTCGCAGGACGCGACGTTAAGCAGGTAGATATTCAAGCTATCAAGGATGCTATCCGCGCTACTGAGACTGTGCCGCAAGGACAGAAGGCGTTGTTCCCGGAGGCGCAAGAAGAGTTAGGCTACATCCGAGCAACACCAAAGAACTTTGCCAACTCTCCACGCATACGCCCTGTATGGGAAGCGCTTGATAAAGCGCGTAGTCTGTTTAAGAAGTCTGAACAAGAACGGCTAGTAAGAAAAGCGACAGTGGCCAAGCGCATGCAGTTCCTTGAAAGAGTCAAAGAACGTGGCGACAGCATAATTGCAGACACGCAGTACTTTTGGAAAGACACAAGCCGCTACTCTGACGAGGCGTTAGCAAAAGTGTTTGTGGGTATGCCAGAAGCAGGCACAACGCCAGAAGAAAAAGTTATTCTAGAAAAGTACCGCACGCTCCAGCCTATGTCTGCGCAAGAACAGCAGATTGCCGAACGTTTGGTAAGGGAGTTTAAAACAGAACACCTGCCCAAGTATAGAAAGCAAATTGATGAAGCCATGAGGCTGTTAGCTGACGGACGCCGTCTTAACGACACAGACAATCAGTTGTTGGCGTTCATGCAAGACACCAATGTAAACGTTCGCGCAGCAGCAAAAGCTTTGAACGACAGACTGGCCCCCCTACGCGAAGCTATTAAGCAAGTTAAGAAAGCTATGCAAGGTTCAGTGGTTATATCCGCTGAACAGAAAGCAATGCTTAATTCTGAGAAAGCTATTAAGCAACAACGCGACACATATCAGCAAGCAGTAGAGAAAGCGATTACCAATGCTCGCCGGGAGATGGACGACGCAATGGCGTTCCTGCTTGACCCCGTAGTTAGTAAAGCCAGTGCCGATCTTGAAAAAGCTAAGACAACGCTTGATAAAGAACAAGCAGAACTAGACAAAATTAAGAAACGCTTTGATAGCGTGTTGGCACAAGAAGGAGGCGCTAACCGCACCGAGCTTGCCACGTACGAGTTGTTCCGTTACGCAGAAAAGAAGGGCGTCATTGACGACCTCAAGAAACAAGTTGAAGCACAGGAAACAGAACTAGGCGATTTAGTTAACGAGCGTTCAACTGAACACGACGGCGGTTACGCCGTAGCACAAGCCATGCTTGATGGCAACGTCAAGATGGAACGCCAGTATTTAGAAATGCTGGAAGCCAACCTTGCCACCATGCGCGGGGAGAGCGTCCTTGACAAACCCGGTTCGTACCCATTTGCCTACCAACAAGCTAAGAAAAACGCTGACGCACAAAGAGCTACGCTTAAAGCCGCTGAGAAACGTGCCACGGAATTTAAAGAAGTTGCTAAAACAGAAACACAGAAGCTAGAAGACTTCTGGAAAGATAAGCTTGGCGGCGAAGGCATCAAGCGCGAAGAAGGCAAGGTCGAGCGCATTCAGACTACTGCTGAAAAAGAAGCAGAAGTGTTGCGTAACAAAGCAATGGAAGCGCTGGATAAAGAAGAAGACGCGTTTATTCGCACTGCACGCAAAGAAGCCGCTTTTAATACGTACGTTGATGAAGTAACTGGCTTGATGCTAGAAGCTGAAAGCATCCCCGGCCCTGATGACCTCAGTGAGTTAAAGAAAATTATCAACGACGAAACGCAGTCAGACAACACGCGCATTATGGCTATGGCTAAAGTTGGCGTGTTGCAGTCTATGGAATCTGTGGAAGCGCAATACGAAGTAGACCAAGAAGGCAAGCCTCGCAGAAAACAGAAAGCCGCAACAACACTAAGCTCTGTTGGTCAAGCCAAAGGCAAACCTTTGCGCACGGGCAATGTGCCTGCTTCTCAAAGTATTAAGACATTGTTGTCGCCTGAGAAAAAGCGTGAGCGTGTGAAAGACACGTTGGACTTAGGCGCGTTTGTTTCTTCTGACGACGTGCGCGGCATCTTTGGCGGTGGTCGTACATCTGTTGACTTTAGCGAAGCTCGTACACAGTTTGACCTTGACTTTGATGCTATGTCTTTGGGCCCCACGTTTACATACAAGGGCACACCTGTAGCAGAGTTGACAGACGCAACTGAGCGCAGTTTGCTTAGCGATGTGCATGGCATGTATATGCGTGTGGCTGGCGTTAATCAAACGCATGCTAGTAAGTTTCAAGCCGCAAAGAGCCGTATCTTGGTAGGCTTGAAGTCAGACGCAGGTTTGTACAAGAACAGCAACCCAACGCTTGCTAGCCGCATTCAGAAACGAATTGACTTCTTAGAAGGAATAACTGCGGATGACGTTGTCATCACTGTTCCCGGCGGTGGTTTCCGTGGCGAAAAGACACCGCCTACTTTGGCTCCGGCCAAACTAAAAGCAGAAAAACCGTTAACAGTTTCTGACTCTCAGGCAAACAGTAAGTTTAATCAACTTGGCGTTAAACTGGCCACAGACATTGGGTACAACGGATTAAGCTTTGCCCAAGCCGCTGAGTATGGCGCGAAGCGTGCAAAGAATGCAAACCAAAAAGCGCTGTTTGAGCGCATGCAAGAAGTGTTTGCGGATGCAAAGCCAGACAAGTACAGCGGTCGAGTGTTTGCATCTGAGACGGCTATGCACAGCTATATGGGAAGCGCGGCAGGCTACTACGTCCCTAGCCTAGACATGGTGATTGTTAGCGAGGCCAAGCTTGACCCAATGCAAACGCTTTTGCACGAACTTGTTCATGCCGCATCTGTAAAGATGTTGACCCAAGACAAGGCATTAGACAATCGCGTTACTGTGCTACGCGAGCGTGTTGAGCAGTGGTCTTTTACGCCAGAAGGCGAAGCTTGGTTAGAAAAGAATTTTCGTCAGAAAACCTTTGACGGTATGCCCTACTTCCCAGACTTGTACGGCCTGACAAACAACAAAGAGTTCCTTGCAGAGACTTTTGCAAACCCTGAGTTCCAAAAGATGCTGGCTGAGATTCCGTCGGACATGCCGCGCAAGAGTTTGCTGACACGTTTGGTAGAGTTCTTGAGCCGCTCATTTAGCATGCCTGCTAAGGCAATGCAGTCTTTGTTTGCCGAGAGCATGGTGCTGACAGAAGAAATCATGCAGCGCACAAAGACAGAAATCTACGAAGCGGGTGTTGACCCACGTTCAGACTCTCTTCCAGCGCCTTTGATTGCATACGACAATCCTGAGTTCAATAACGTACGCGCAACCATGAAAAAAGTTGTGGCGCAGGACAAGACTTGGTGGGATAGCATCAAAGCCAACACGTCCGGCCTTGCGTTTGAGACACAGCTTGTTGACCGCTTTGCAGGCTTTGAGCGTTTGGCTAAGTACATGGAGCCGCTCAAGGGCACCCAGATGTTGTACTACCTCCGTTCGTACGACCAACGCATGAACATTGTGTCTAAGGCTGTGTCTGATGGAGCGCCCTCAATTCGCGAGATAAAGCGTGATGATGGCCGTGTTGAGCGACTTGTTGAGACAACAGGCGGTGCCAGTATTGCTGGTGTTGTGAACAAGTTGAAAGAGGCTAATCAGTACATTGGTAACGGCGAGGCTGTCAACCAAGTGTTTACAACATACATGGCGGCTATTCGTGCCAAGAACAAAGGTATTGATACGCTCAACTTTGGCACCGACAAGGACGGCAAACCTGTGTTGACAGAAGCTATGCTTGATGAAGTTACTGCTTTGGTTAACAAGAACGCACCGCTGAAGAAGGTGTTTGAGGAAGCCCGCACAGAGTACAACAAGTACAATCGCGACCTTTTGGACTTTGTAGCCAGCACTGGCGCTTTGTCTAAAGCGCTTGTCAAGAAGCTTGTGGCAGAGGACGACTACATCCCGTTCTATCGTGAGCGCAAAGGTGTCGTCGAGTTGGTGATCGGCAACGAGAACCCAATCCGCATTGGAAGTATTGCGGAGCAACCTTACCTAGACAAGTTAGTGGGAGGCGACACAGCCATCATCGACTTCATGACCAGCTCAGTGCAGAACACCAACATGTTGGTAGACATGGGCATGCGTAACCTTGCAACCAAGAACGCAGTCATGGAACTGGTCGACCTGAAGGCCGCTACGCTTGTAAAGAAAGCTGACGGCTCAGACGTTGTTAAGTTTAAAGTAGACGGAGATGACCGTTACGCAATCGTTGCTACTGAGAAGGTGATGATCGGCAACAAGGAGTTTGAGACGGGCGTGCCTGCCGACTTGCTGGTTAAGGGCATGGAGGGTATCCCCACGCAGATGCCGTTCCTGTTCCGTGTCATGGCTATGCCTGCGCAAGTCTTACGTAAAGCTATTACGCTGAGCCCCTTGTACATGGCCAAGCAGTTGTTCCGTGACTCATTAGCGGCTCCTATCCTGTCTGGCGCTGACTTCACCCCTATTGTTGGCGCACTGCGCGAGCTCAACGGCACGGCTAAAGAGAAGCTAGAGAAGCGCGGTATTGTGGGCGGGCAGTACTTCCGTGGCACAAGCGAAGACTTGTCCATGATCTTGCGCGAGATTTCGGACGGTCAGCCCGGTTGGATGAAAGCTTTGGGAAGGTTTGAAGCAATGGGTATGGAGGCTGACGCGCTTACGCGTCGTGCCCAGTACAACAGCTACATTGAGCAAGGCTTGTCTGAAATGGAAGCAACACTCATGGCTCTTGAGTCCATGAACTTTAACAAGCGCGGAGCTTCTCCAAGCGTGCATGTACTCAACTCGTTGATTCCTTTCTTCAACGCACAGATTCAAGGTCTGAACGTGATGTACAAGGCGATGTCTGGCAAGATGCCTTTCAACGATCAACTGCGCATCCGTGAAAAGATGTTGCAGCGAGGCGGCATGATGGCGGCGGCTACGTTTGCCTACGCCGTGATGATGGAGGACGACGAAGCCTACAAGAACGCTACACCAGACCAGAAGTATGGCAACTGGTTTATACGTCTGCCCGGATTGGACGAGCCCATCAAAGTCCCTGTGCCGTTTGAGATTGGCTACATCTTCAAAGCTATCCCTGAGGCGCTGTACAACACCATGACCACTGAGCATGGCGGGGAAGAAGCAATCAAGGCGTTCAAGCAGATCTTGTTGCAGACAGTCCCCGGCGGTTCGTCGTATGGTATACCGCAAGCGGCCAAGCCTTTGATCGAGGTAGGTCTTGGCAAGTCGTTCTACACAGGCCGCGACATTCTGTCAGCACGCGAGAAACAGTTGTTGCCTGAAGAACAGTACCGCGTCAACACAACCGACGCCGCCAAGCTGGTTGGTAGTACCTTGGGTATATCTCCAATTAAGATTGAGGCGCTTGTCAGTGGCTATACAGGAACGATGGGTCTGGCTTTCTTGCAGGCTATCAGCCTTGGCGTACCGGCTAAAGAAACCCCAGAGCGTGCGGTCAGACGCCTGTCTGAGTACCCAATCTTAGGCGGTGCGTTCCAGCCCAATGACGCAGGCGGCATCATCAACTCTGTGTACGAACGCATGAACGAGTATGTTCAAGTCAAGTCTACTGTCGACAGCTTGTTGAAAGACGGCAAAGTGCAAGAAGCCCAAGCCTTGATGACCAAGCGCGGCACGGACTACATGCAGGCAGAGCTTGCCAACACGTTCAAAGCAAACATGAATATGTTGACTCAAGCAGAGCGTGCGGTTGCTTCCTCTACTATGACGCCTGCAGAAAAGCGTAAACAGCTTGACGAGATCAGGAAGATGAAGATTGGGCTTGCAAATACGACGCGGGAAATTTCCGATAAAACCATACGCCTAGTTGGTGGTTCTTAATACCCACGACAGCACGCGCTTGGATGCGGTGAGGGAGAGCGGCACGTAAGCCTAACTCCCTCACCTTTTCCACATCTAGCCCCGGTACGAAGAAGCCCTCACCCGGCTTTAGCTTCGCCCACGGATATATTATTTCCATCAAAGACTTCGTCCCTAAAAGTTATGTGCATGGTGTTCACACGCATGGCAGGGCCGTTGGTACGGGACAGCATATCTTTCTTGACGTACTTGCAAGTAAACAACTCCTCCATCTGCGCCTTAAACTCGTCGTAGCCAAAGCTCATGCTCACGCAATGCTTCTTAAGTAACTGCTCCTCAATGTAGAACTCTCTGTAACCCGGTGCCATAAGCCCATGCTCAACTCTGCCGAGCACCTTGCTCTTGGTGGTCGAGCGGTCAACGATGTCGCCGTTATCGCCCCACGCTGCTAGGATTCTGCCCTCGACTTTCTTCAGAACAATAAAGCTTCCGTAGTTGTCACCGATGTAGGCGTTGAGCACGTCTTCAGCAGAGCGCACGCTGTTCTTCATGATGCCGCGAGCTTTCTCCACAAGTCCTTTGAGAGCGTTGATGACCTTGTTGATCTCAACGTCTAGGATGCCAGAGTACTCTTTACGCAAAAGAATAGCCGCCGCTACAGTTGTAGTACAACCCGCATGCCAGTAGCGCTCATCGTCGTTGAAGTTAAAGACCTTCTTCAAGTGGATGTGAACCTTGCGCACAATCTCCTCGGCAGTCTTCTGATTAACCGCTAGCCAACGCACCCAAGCTTCTCCTGCCACGCCGTAGTTGCGCTTGATCTCAAGCAATACCTTGCGCTCTTCCGCTGTAAACTTCAGCTTGATGTGAGGCGTCCACTCAAGCATACGCAGTAGCTCGCCGTTGGAGCTGTGGGCTCGCGCCCCCGCCATGTAGTCGGTCAGCTTCGTGTTGGACGTCATCGTACAGGTAGCCGTCCACGTACTGTTGTTGATACGTTCCTTGTTGGAGCCAGACTCCATACGTTCTTTGCCCTGACCCTCTGCGTAGTCGAAGATAAAGGCAGGTGCCCACTCCATGTCTTTGCGCTGAGTGTTGGTGATCTCGTCGATCAGAAGCGGCATGCTGTTAAGCAACCCCGCCCTTTGTTGCATTGCAACAGGAGAAGTACTCTTACCTGTGCGGTAGCGCAGGGGGTGACCCCAGATGCCTGCCTTGGCGCTAAGTACTAGGGATTTACCCGTACCTGACCACTGTGAACCGATGTGCCAGACGAAGCCTTCGTACTCAGTAAAGCGCATAAGCGGTGATCCAAAGGAATCCAGAGCCACAGCCAAGGCTGTCTCCATGCCCTCTTTCTCCACAAAGATTGTCTTCCACAAGTGACGCCACGTAGCCAAGTCGCCTTTGCCGTTGGTGTTGCGGTTGATGTTCTCAAGCCCGGGCATAGGTATTCGAGTCTCGCGCCCATCTTTGCTGAACACGCGGTTGTTGTAAACAAACGACTGATCTGCCTGCCATCCACATTGGAACGGCACCTCGACTGGTTTGCGGTTCTGAGAAGCTTCACCCACGCATGAGCGTACATACTCAAACAGCGTCTTGTCGTGACCCGCAAAGGTTGACACAATGTTCTGACTAGCCAACCACTTGAGCGTCTCGTCCTTGCTGACAATAGATTTCTGTGGAAAGTTAAGCGTCTGCACGCCTTCGGGTCGCACAGCGGCCATGTGAATCAGGTGGTCGTTCTCCATCTTCAACAGATCAACCACAAACAAGTCGTAGGGAACCAGTTGAATATTCTTCTTGGACTTCTTGCCTTCTTCGTCCTCTTCGGTACGTGTGCAGTACACACCACCATGCTCGCCATAGCTGTAGCCACGAGGGGGCACAGGACGTACCACGCTGGGTGCTAGGGGTAAACCCGTATCTTCTGGCTCGTAGGCTTCCTCAGAGTCAAGCTCGCTCTCGTCGAAGTCTTCTTCAGCAGGCGCAGACAGCATGATTTCTTTGGCGGTGTTGTCCACCTTGATCTCGCGCCCCAGTATCAGGGGGTTGGTGATCTTGCCCCAGTGCTTGCACTTAGTACAAATTCCGGGATTCTCGCTGTCCATCTTCATGCAGGCGTATGGCCCTTTAATCTCAGCAATCTTCTGGTGCATCCGCTCGTGTGGGTACGGGTGCATGTCCGACAACCAGATCGCCTTCTCTGAGCCATCCTCACAGACCTTCGCCCAAGACAGTAGTCCACGCCAGATGGGTTCCTTGCCGTCCTCGGTAGCCGTTGCAATGTAGTCTTGAATCTGACCACACTGGTTCTCGAAGTTCCCAAACAGCGTGAAGCTATCTTGTATCAGCTTGACCTGACCGCGAGTCTGAGCGCTTTGTGGGCGTTGGCCGGGGAGGTCTAGCTTGGGTGCAGGAGCATGAACAACTGGCACCTCTTCCAACTTCTCATAAACAAGTGGTGAAAAAGTCGAGAAGTCAAAAATGTCACCCTCTTGGACTATTCGGACAGGGCGCGGCGTTGCATACTTCTTCTTGTTGTTGGCAGTTCCGGGCACACGTAAGATGCGCGCAGTGTCCGCAGTCACCGTCATGTCGATGTTGAAGCCTTCCTGTTTGCACAGACGCTTCAAGTTCTCGGCAACGGGTTTCCATATAGTCGCAGGAATCTCGTCCTTCAATGGCCAGTAGCAATGCAAGCCCCCACCTGAGTCAACCACCCATGGCGTACCTAGCGAATCAAGCCCAGACTTCTGGAGAAACTCAATCAGCGCATCAGCCGCCGCTTTCTTGGTAGCGTAGCCATCCAAGTCAACGAAAAACGACTTGAGGTACTGCGCATCTTCAGCGCCGCGCTTCTTGTCAAAGGTAGCTAAGGCATAGAAGACGTCGTAGTTGTTGGCGTGCCACTCCTCAATCGTCGGGATGAGTTCCTCAATCTTTGCCGCATATACATGCTCTTTCTTCTTTGTGAGTTCTACCGCGCAATACAGGCCAAAACCTTCGGACGGCAAAACCACCGCTAAAAACTCAGCGGATGTCATGTGTATCCTTTGGTTATTTTAGTTCGGGGTCGTTTGCGTGTGCTACGCCTGCGGCAAAACCTTCTTCAAATCCTCGCTTGGTTCCGTGGTCTAAGCCGTTGGCAGAGCCGTCAGCAAAGCCTTCATCGTATCTGTCTTGATAGTAGTCAAGCGCTTTGGCAAAACGCTCACACAGAACTTCTACCCATTCTTTTGGGAGCATCTCATTACCCATCAGGTATACCTGACGCAGTATTTCTTCATCGCTTAAGTTGTTAGGTTGAATGCTTTGCATGTTTTTCTCCAAGCGTCATCGCCACTACCGGACGACTGCAAAATTTTAAGAAGAGACTCTACCGCAGGGCGGTAAGCCACGAAGACTTCACCGCCACCAAACCAGTTGTAAACAGATTGCCGAGAGGCTCCTGTTGCTTTGGATACTTTGATGGCAGAGAAGTCGTGATGCACAGCCCATCGCCCGAGTTGGTTACCCAACGTCTTAGGCGCTTTCTTGACTGTGTTAATTACTTGTGATGAATATGGCATGGTGTAGGTGGGGGTACTAGCCGCTCGTCTGCAAGCTAAAAATTGCGCGACGTTCCCCCCGATATTTATGGGTTTCCGTCGTCAACGATACCGTACTTACCCCTTGTCCACAAAGGCATGCTTTCTTGCACAGCGCCTCCTCTAACGAGTTCAAACTCGTTGTAGAGTTGTTTTGTGAAACGGGGGTATCCGGGGCCTACAAACATATCGCTATTACGAAAGTGTGGAACATAAACCACATCACCCTTGCGATAAACTTTTTGAAATTCTCTTGGTGTAGAGTCACGCGTCATAAGTCTCATCATCTGCTCCTTTACTCGTTCTCATCCCAGTCGTCCACCATGGCAGACAAGTCAGCCTTGGCCTTGGGCACGGCGTTGGGCTTCTTCTCTTCCTTGCGGACTACGGGCTCTTCGTCATCTTCTGCGGGCAGAGGGGCGGCTTTGGCTTTGGTCTTAGCCTTGGGTGCGGGGGCTTCCACCTCTTCCTCAACCACAGGCGCAGGGCGCTTGCCTTCAAGCTTCAAAGGTGCAGGGGCGGCAACGCTCTCAGACTTAGAGAAAGACATTGTCACAGCCTTAACAGCGGTGTCTGTCTTGCCTTGTTGCTGAATGGTTGGGAACTCGTCGTCAGTCAACCAACGCATAGCCTTGAAGAACAGCTTGGGTGCTTCAGACTTGGTGTCGAACTTCATGCGGGTGATGACCTCAGATGGGTCAATGTTCTGTGCACCCAAGTGACGAGCGTATGCTTGCAGAGCGCGGTTGTCACCTTCTTCTTTACCAAACACAGACTTGGCAGGCACAGTCAGCTTGAGCACAGCACCTTCCATATCATTGGCCAACACTACAGCAATGTGTTGTTGGTAGCGGCAAGCGCGACTGTTGTTTTGACCTGAACCTGCAATGTTCTGCTCGCAACCATCACATTTGTTGTGCTGTGGGTTGCTTGCTTCGGGGCTTGGTGTCTTGCCATCTTGTGACCAGCAGTCAGGCGCAGACACTTCACCATCGTATGCTTTCGCATAAAACACGCGTGAAACATCAGGCGCGGCATTGACAATCACCACATCGAGGTAGCGCTCTTCGATAGCGGCGATCTCTTTGCCGCCTTCGTTCAAACGAAACACACCGCCTTTGATGGAGATGCTCTTGGTACGGTTACCGACTGCACCACCGGCTAGGGCTTTGGCAATGGGGGACAACGAGGTGCGGTTCTTTGCGAACGCGGGGGCTTGGGATGGGTTGAATAGAGCTACATTGCTCATAGTTTTCTCCTGATTACTTGGTTGGTTTACGAACTGAAATGGCGTACTCTGTCATAGAGTTGAGCCCTGCGGGGACTAGACTGGGATTCTCAGACAAGAACGTAGCCATGTTGGTCTGCGCAATACGCTTCTCCAACAAGTCCAACGCATCGTGTTCTTTGATGAACTCTTTGAACGAGTCCCAGTCCTGTGTGTTGTAGCGTGTCTTGGTAGACAACACCACGGTACCTTGGTCTGTGCGCACACTTGATACACCAAGCTTGAGCATCTGGTCTTTAAGCGCGATCTTCACCGCTTCTTGCTGACGCTTGATGTCTTCAATCTCATTCTCATACTGAGCGGTTAACTCTTGTATGCGTGATTGCATCTTGCGGTACACCTTCGCCAACTTGTCCATGGGGACAGTGACCTCTGTCGGCGCTTCCTGAGGAGCAGACTCCTCATCATCTATAGCTAACATTTTGCTTCTCCTTAAATTATTTTATTGTCAATGGTTTGACAGCATAGCACGATTAAATTGATTTGCAACTCCTTTCTTAAATATTTTTTACTTCACTGTCGAACATGCCGACAAGCAAAGCGTGATCGGAAACTTTTGTATTCATTGCGTTGAATAATTTCTTTTCTATCGGGCTTGATTCAATGTGCACCACAGTGACCTTGTCTGAGTCTTGACCTTTGCGGTCGGCTCGTGCTATGCACTGCGTATACATCTCAACAGACATCAGTGGGCCGAAGAACACAACTGTGTCAGCGGCAGTTAGGGTAATCCCGTGTGCGGTCGCTTGTGGTTGCAACACCAACACGCGGATGTTGTCGGTGGTCTGAAAGTCGTTGATGATCTGACCACGCTTGGTTGCAGACACGTCGCCATGAATCTGGTCAACGGCGTAGCCGTGTTTAATAAGATACTTGACAATGGTATCAATGCTTGAGCGGAACAGCGCGAAGATGATGACCTTGCGGCTTGTCTCTTCTAACACCTCCTCCAATACACCAAGGCGAGGCGCGGCATCGAACTCTACAACTTCTTTCTCGTCTGTGTACGCGGCACCGCAACTAATCTGTAGCAACTTGTTTACGGCAACGCCTGCGTTGACGGCACTGATTGTTTCTCCGGCAGCTTGGAAAAGCATTTGCTCTTTGAGTAGCTTGTAGTACTTAGCCTGCTGTGGTGTCATTGGCACTTCGCGTGTGACTGTGATGACAGGAGGCAAGTCAAGGCATTGATCTTTGGTGAAACGTATTGCAGGTTGAAGCGCCGCAAACACTAAGTCTTTGGCGTTAGCCTTCGGAGCCCACTTGAACATGCTGATCTTGTTCATCACTTTGTCGCGCCACGATGTCTGGAACTTAGGCACACCGCTTGGGTTAACAAACTTAGCAAGACCGTACGCATCCACTGGTGACTGCGATGCAGGCGTACCCGTCATCATCCACAGGTATGTCTCAGGCTTGATGATTGACGCAAGTGTCTTCCATCTGCGAGTAGACGGGTTCTTGTATGCGTTGGCTTCATCGACAATCACCAAGTCGAACCTACCATCAGCGGTGATCTCAGAAGCAATCAAGTTCAGGCCGTCATAGTTGGCAATCACAATCTCGTAGTCTTGCTGAATCATTTCAATGCGCCGACTAGCTTGAGAGTGGTGCGCGACAACGGCACTCCTGTGTATCACGCTTCGGTTGATGTCACCCATCCATGCGCTGTGCATGATGGACAAGGGGCAGAGAATAAGTATGCGACGAACTTCGCCACGCTTCATCAAGAAGTCAGCCGCCCATAGCGCAGATAAAGTCTTGCCAGTTCCGGGGTCGTTAAAGCAGAACGCTCTGCGGTTAAGTGTGAGGAAAGCCGCTGTCTCTATTTGGTGAGCCATTGGTATAAACTTTCCCGGCCAGTCATAGCGCCTAGTGATAGGCGATGGCACATCCTTCACACCGAGGTTGCGTAGCACGCGAGACTCATCGAGCCCCCAGTACACAGCTACCTCAAAGATACCCTCTGACTCAGAGATGATCTTGTGCTTCGGAATGATCGCGTACTTGTGTGGGTTGCGTGTGCGCAGTACAAGCGCCTTGTCGTCGACGATTTGCATTACACATCTTCCCTCAACCTAGCCCAAGGCGTGTTACCGGAGTGATGGTCAAGTTCTTCCATCAATTTGTTTTTATGTAAGCGTGCAGATGCGTCTTCCCAAAAGTCATCGTCTAACTCCGATACGTCTATCCACGTATCCCCAAACTTTGCACGCCATAGATTGACAAGTTCGGATAAAGGTATTGAGTACACAGGGTGATTGTTAGGGTTGAACGTAGCCATAGATCTGTTCAGCGCATCTAACGCATCTTCTATCATCTTAGTTTTTACCATTCCCATTTGCTTCTCCTTAATTTATTTTGGGTTGCGACACACATACTTAGAGCGGTCGGTTAGGAAGTGAACCTCAAGTTCACCTTCTCTTCTCATTCGGTCATACGCGTCTTTGTAGAATGGGTCGCTTACTACATCCTGTAGATCAACCCAGTCATGTCCCCAACGCGCTACCCAGAGATCAATAAGTCTTGTAGTAGGTATGTCACTTAATAGAGTGGTCTGACTTTCGCGCATACGAACGGTTTGCGCTCGCGTCTTTGACGCGGAGATTCGAACGTGTGGTCGTTCCACCTTTTGATAATGGCTTTTTGTGGTCGACATCTTTGCCGTCTCCTTTATGTACTAGTCCTTCACGTTCAAGCATGCGCCGCGCTTTGTTTGAAGCGGCTCTAGCTTTCTTGGCTTTCTCAGTTTTTTGATATGGTTCATACGATGGGCGGTTGCCGGGTGCGTAAGGCATGATGAGTTTTCCTATCTGGCTTGGTTAACTTTTGAGATCGCCCTTAGGCTGTCTACCACTCGGGCGGGTTGATCTTTACCCATTTTGACGCGCATTACGTCATGAGCAAGGCGCAACGCCATAACTGTCGCACATTCTGGGTGAAACCACAATGACACGTAGCCCTCAATGTGGTCGTGTATGTTGGCCACTCGGGGGTCTGTGCTCTGCGATAGCACGCCATGGTCTGAGTGCTCGATGGCGTATTGGTCTTCTCTAATTTCTTGATGGCAAATGTGGCATTTGCATGGGGTTTGCGTGAACTCGTTTGGTGAATGTAAGGCCATTTGTTTCTCCTAGTGTTTCTTATTAAATTCGCAGGTTTTTACTGGACACCACCCGCACAGAGGTGTTTGGTTTGGGTTCCACACATCGTTGGCAAAGCTAGCTTCAAGCCGCGCAGTACGCTCGCGGTAGTCCCACCAGTGTTTGTCGGCATCTTCTCGCGCCATCGACATCTTGACCATGTCGTTCTTGACAATGAATAGCAGAGCAGAGTTGACCTTGCGGATGTGTGGGAAGTGGGCAAACACCATGAGCGACATCAGGACAAGCTGATCTCTATCCGGATACTTGTTGTTGCCAGTCTTCCAGTCACCCACCCAAGCTGTGAGGTTGTCGTCGTCAACGACTAGGATGTCAGCAATGCCGCGCACCCATACGTCTTTGTCTTTCCAACCTGTTGGCTTGAGGTCGACAGTCAGCGCCATCTCATACTCGGCAAGCTTGCGCCCACTCTTCTTCAGCATGGCGTCCACCACAGGTTGAAACTGTGAGTACTCAGGCGGTATTGGTTTACCCTCTCCGATGTAGTCCTCAATAGCCTTGTGTACCTGATTGCCGTAACGTGTTGCCTCAGTCTCAGTGAACGGGTAGTTCTTCAAGACCTTGACCTCTTGGTATCGGCGTTGGCAACCCTCGAAATCTTTGAGGGCTGAGTGTGACCATGCGGGTTGTTTCATAATTTTGCTGAGTTGACTGCTTGAGAAAGGCGGTTGGCGAAAGCTGTAACGAAGCGCTCGTTGTCACACAGGCTGTTGCCCATGTCGTACAGGATGCAGTGTGTAAGCTCATGCCAGAACGTGTCGTCGATTTCTTCTTGCTCAAACGTGTTGCCTTGATTGTCGAACCGCGCTATCTCAATGCGGTTCTCGTCGTAGTACGTGCGCCCATAAGACGCAGGGTCTTGGATTGTGTGCGGTCGGGTAATGACATACGTCTTTCTGCCAACCGATACTTGTTTTGGTATCTGCATTGCTTCTCCTAGTTTTTTGCTAACCCATATCTACGGTGAGCGCCACCGTCAGCGTCCAATGGAATACCTTGCATATAGCTTGGCTCCATAGTCATTTGCGCCAAGACCCAAGTCTTAGCGTCAACCACTTCATCGTCAGGTACAACAGCAATCAGTTCGTCATGCACTGTGCCTGCGATTGGGTATTTCTTTGCTACCCTCAACATACCATCCGTCATAACAATACGTGCTAATGCCTGCGTAATGTTGTTCGTTATTTTCCCTGCATACAACTTGGTAGCGTGTGGCCCGTAGACTGCTTGGCTCCTACCTTTGTCGTCCTTCTCATAGCGAAGATTGGGGTACAACAACTTCATCCCGTTTGGTAATTCTATCTCACCTTTGCGGAACGTAACACATTTATACACCAGTTCCTCACCATTGACAAGCGCCCTGTGTAAAGCTGTTTCACAGAGACTCCAGAACGCTACAACAGGGTGCGCGGTTCTCCTATACGTATCTATGATAGCTTTGGACGCAAGCACATGATGCAACAACTCCTTGGTAGAACAAGTGTGTGGGATGTCAAACATCTTCTCGTCGTTGCCGTTCCACTTGGCGAATGATTCAGCGTACTCCGAGTCAACGCCTAACCTCTTAGCAAAGTCTTTCGAATACCTGACCGGTGGTGCACCGAGGAATCCGACGAGTAGTTGAGAGGCAAACGAAGCCCAACCGAGGCCGTAACCGCACCCAAGTAGCGCAGACTTTGCAGATTGGCGTAGGTCTGGATGAGAGTCTTTGGTGAGGTTCGGTATGTTAAACATTTGAGCCCCGAAAGCCGCGTAAGGGTCACCACCTCCCTTGAAGATGTCGAGCATATCTTGGTAATCCGAAAGCCATGCGAGAACTCGCGGTTCAATCTGAGATAAGTCCCCAACGACCAGTTGATAGCCCTCGGGAGCCATAATTGCTTTACGTAGGAACGAACCTCGCTTGAGGTTTTGCATGTTGATGGCCGAGCCTTTGGCCGCCGTCCACCTACCCGTCTGCGCCCCGTAGTACGAGAGCGGAACCGGAAGCGTGCCGCGTTTGCCGATGTCAAGGAATCTTTGGGCACGCGTTCTCTCAGTGGTTGATTTAACTTTAAGACGCGCTTGACAAAGTAAGGCAACGTCTTCACGTTCACTGTTAAGCAACGTCTGAAATAGGGCATCATTTTTAGCGAGGGCAAGTGTTGTCCTGCCTGTCGTCTTACTTGTCTTGGTTGGCGGAACCACACCGAGTTTTGTAAGTAGTTCAGCAAACTTTGGGTTCGATGCCAACTCAGCATCTTCCACGCCGAGCCTCTGAAGTAGTTGTTCACGAGCGTTTCCTTCCTCGGCTAATGCCTTGATTAACATTGGTTGATCTAATTGCAACAGCGGACGCGTATACATCTTGAGCGTCATGTCTATGAGCCTTAACTCTTTGGATGGGTAAGCAACAACAAGTCTCTTGAATATTTCCTCGCACAGATACACATCATGTTTGCAGTAGTTCGCAAGTTCTTCCTCAACAACAGGGGTAAGTTCGGACAATCCGTTTGTCGAGTAAATAGCGTTACCCTTTGGGGCAAGTCCAAAGTCGTTGGAAAGCTTGGCAAGACTGTTACCAACTTCCACGCCACGTAAAGCTCGCGCCATCGATAACGTGTCGAAGATGAAACATGGTCGGGCGTTGTATCTCCACTCCATAATTGATACATCGAACTGTGCGTTGTGGGCAAGCACTGCGGTTCGTCCCCAGTCGACCCCATCAAGGTACTCACGTAACTCTGTATCTCCAAACCATCTAATTGGTTCATCGCTTCCGTATACATGGACGCAAGCTCCGAACGCTCTAAATTTTTCATGGCGTATGTACTCCTCGGTTGTCATCTTAGAGAGCGTGTACTCTTTGCTGTCCCAGTACGTCTCAAAGTCGATGGTTATTATTTTGTCGAATGGTTTGGTCAATTAAACTTCTCCTTGGGCGGTGCGTCCACGACGTTTAGAAAGCCGAAAAAATCGTTTGCCGCCAACATGAGTTGCGACGCCTCCATCTCATCACAGTTTAGGGTGACGACTCCCGCTATGCTATCTTCCGCACGACCCATGATGACAACAGCTTGCGCGTTGCCTTTGCCGTAGCACATGACCAACTTGTGTATGAGTAGCTTGAAGTGTGCTTGCTCGGCATCCGACATCTCTCCAACACGTTGCTCTAACTCTTCTTGTGACATCATTTCCGTCATGATAAAACCTCCTTTAATGTGTGTATGTTGTCTTCGTTAATGACAACTGCCGTCCCCCCTGCGCCACGTATGCGGCTCAGATGGGCTTCTTGTAGCGCGGTGGTTTTACCCCTACCTGCTTTCGCTTCAATGCCAACGAACTTGCCGTTAGCACATACAAGGAAGTCAGGCACGCCCGAGTTCCCGTACCCTGTCCCGATGGGCATGGCGTAGTACACGCCCAACTCATCTAGTATCTTGCGTATCTGCTTCTTGACTTTTACTTCTGGTGTTGACATGTCAACCTCCTGTTAATTAGGTGAGGGGGTAAAGTAGATTACGCGCCCCCTCGTGTCGCGTTGCGGAATGGCAACAAGAGGTCAATACTCAAAGGACTGGACGCCCCTTGTTGCCGACAAAGTGTGGTCGCATCTACTGGGCTTGCACAAATCATCTTATCGTGAACACGTCAGTCCTTTGAATTTAATTTGGTTCTTCTGCCCATGTTATTTGGTTTCGGGCAGTTCTCGGGTACGTCAACGACGACCCATATTGCGGCTAGTGTATTGCGGTGAGTTGACTTCTCCCACCGATCTACGTACACACCAAACACACCCTCCAATGATTTGTTGACAGAACGATTGTCTATGCCCGTGAGCTTAGCTATATCGCTTGACTTCAAACCATCGGGGTACTGTTTGAGTAGTTCTCGAATGATGTTGTGATTGCTTTTCACTTTTTCATACTCCGCACAAACACAGCAAAGCTTGCGCTTGTGTCACCGAAGTTTTTCATCTTCTCAAACTCCAACGCCACTTCTTCTAGTACGTCATTGCGCTTACCGCTACCTCTGCCCAGCTTGCGTAACTCCGACAGTTCTGCAAGCATGTCTTCCATATCTTTAGCGGCTTGCAAATGAAAGGGGCTGATTGGTACATGACTTGCCATTGAACGCATCATGCCGATGGTTGTCCTTGCCGTGGTTTCACTGAGCTTCTTCATGTGTTCTTCTCCTTGCTCGGATTTCATTTGCTACTCCAGTTCTAGGCATGCCATTGCTGTTCCAATTCTCAGCAATATCGGCACACGCCTCACGCTCATGCTCTGCTACTAGCTTGGCAAAGGCTTCAAGTTCATCAGTATGGATTATCCAAAAGCCATTTTGCTCAGGGTCTACTTTGTCTTTGTCGCACGATGCTCTGAGCATCGCAATGATTTCATCTTGTGTCATCTTGGTGCATCCTCGTGGTTGTCGGGGTTAAATTTAGGGACTCGGTTGCCCTTGTCCTTGGGGTTTGGGAATAGGGGAAAGGGCCACGTCATACTATCCGCCGAAGATTCTCTTGAGGTAGTCGTACAACTCGCGTGCTTGCAACACAGTCATGTTCTTGATAACTTCTTCTGGAGGCTTACCGAACACAATAGTATTCACCATTCGCTTGACGGCGGTAGCATCAGGTTGTAGCGCGGCAATGCCGTCATTTGCGGTCGCTTGTGGTCGCTTGTGGTCTTTAGTGGTCGCTGGCTTGACTTTCGCAGTCTTCTTGGCGTACTTAGCGCTCGCCTTCATAGGTGTGTACTCGTCCACAGTAACACGATAGCCGTGGTTGTTATCTCGCACAGCAAGCCCCGCACGAACGAACTGCGCCATGAGTGCTGTGACTGATGACTCTTTAAATCCATGCTTAACTAGATCACGACTGGCGGCGGCGGATGTCGTGCCGGGGTGGAGTTTCACGTAATCAAATACTACGCGGGTAACATTGTTCTGAATTGGGAATGATTGCTTGGGCATAAGTTTCTCCTTGAGTTGTTGTCCTGTGGGAGTTGGCTCCCACGATTCGATTGCGTTTTTGAGTGCTGACTGTAGATCAGGCATGATGAGTGTTCCCTTTCTTGGTGCTAGGTTGTTGAGTATTTCTTTCGCTTCCAACGCACCCCCACTAAGGGGGCGCGTGTGCTTATGTAGGTCAGGCAGAGGTGCGCCATACAGACGACTCTCTACCTCCCCCGCAGACAGGTACTTCTTGGGTGTAGCAGTACGACGAAAGCGCATCACGACTCCAAGCGTGGAACAGGGCGAGCAACCAACCACTTGTTACCCAGAGTGCGGATTGAGCGCACCCATTGGCGTTGATAGCTACGAATTGTTTCAGGTGGTGCATCGTAGGTGGCAAAGATGCGACGAACCTTGGTTAAGTATGTGGTGTCCATGGTGTACCTTTCAGAAGTTAAACTTGTCGAGGATGGCATCGACGTTCTTCTTGACGTCTTGACGAATAGCCTCGTTCTTACGCAGATCAGCAGGCGTCACGCCCACAAGTAACTGCTCTAACTGACTACGTGCAGTCTCAAGCGTTGTGTCGTTTGTCACGTTCAATGCCTTAGTGAGATCACACAACTCAAGCGCACCATCGACAAGCGTGTCGTGGAAGCGCCTTTGCTTAGCCTCACCGCCTACATAGTCAGTAGTCAATCTGTCTGACATACGTTTGAGGTGGGTGCTAAGTCTCTCACGCACGTCTGCCATAGCAGAGTCGATGCGTTCCTGTGTCAGAGACTCAAGACGTTGCTTGAGTTCTGCCTGTGCTTGGTTGCCTACGTCTACACGGAAGTCACCCGATGATGGGACTGGCATGTAGTTAACGCGGAATGAGAACTTAGTCATCATCTCATTAGCGGATGGGTAGTCATCTCTCTTGAACATGTCACCGAGAGCCAATGCCTGCGCTGTGATAAGCGTAGGGTAGATAACAACGAAAGCCTTGACCAGCGTCTCCATCTCTTCCTCGAAGTCATTCATGCGCTCAGTGAACTTCATGAAGTTGACAGTAGGTAAGAGACGCAGACCTGAGTCAGACCAAGGTGCTGTGTTGTCGTACACGAATTGACGTGCGCGACCGACCGCTTGTTGGATGATGTCCAACTCGGTGCGACCTGCGAGCAGGTGCTTGTTGACACGGGCGGCATCTTTAGCCCCCGCGTTCTTGCTTGCTACCACTTCGTTGGTGGTAGTCTTGTCTAGCTTACGTGCTGTCCACACAGAAGCGTTGAACTCCACAAGCATTGCGCATGTGTCGATGTTGAGGCGGGGGGTACTAGTTGTATTCATGATTAACTCCTACTATATAAAGGTCTAAGATTACGGATTCCATTTGTTGCAGTTCCTGTTCGTTGATGTCATCAAACCAAACTTCGTAGACTACGTCAGAGCCTCGTTTAATTTGGATTGATGCACGCTTGCGAACAGGGTCGTTAGGCCACCATCTAGCGTGATACGCAATAGGTGGTGGTACAGGTTTCTTTTTCTTCTTTCGCATTACTTGGTTGAGAAAAAGATTTTGTGCTCGGCTAACATGCGACCGAACTCATTGATCGTAGCGAACAAAGCCACACGCTGACTTGTTGCTACTGTGTTGCAGAAGATTGACTGCATCTCTGCACGCATACGCCATACGTACTTGACGATGGCTTCTGCTTCTGTCCTGTCCGCTACACGAGTAACGAACTGGAATACTTGGATAAGCTGTGCTGTGGGATTGTCAGACAGCGGTGCTGTGTCAGGTGACTTGATGACACGCGCATACTCACAGATCTCACGACCGAAGCGAATGAACGATGACAATGCCTGTGCAGTAGTAGCACCGACAGTACCAACGAGAGCCGCCTCAAGTGTGTCGTCATCGAGAACACCAAGACCCGCATCGAGGATGTCACTAGCGGCAACCAACGAGCGAGGTGTAGCGTATGCAAGTTGCGTAGACTTGGGGTTGAAGATGAAGCCGTTGTCCTTGGACAAGTCCTTGCCCTCGAACATACCGCCCTTCTCGTAGTCAAGGAACGATTGCATAACGCGTGGCTCGTTGCTGACGAAAGCAATAATCATTGGGTTGACGCCATTGTCAGTAGCCCACTTGACCCACTCATCAGCGCTAGGCTTACGCATCTTGACGAACACCAGACGATTACGTAAGTGCGCTTGGATGGAATCACCAAGACCCTCGATAGATAGATTGGTGAAGCACACAACGACACTACCCTCAGGCATGCTCAGGTTGCCGACCCTGCGCTCATAGATGATCGGAGCCAACACGTTCTTGATGAACTGCGGTGCCTTGGCGATCTCGTCCAGACCTACGAGGATAGGCTTGGAGTTGTTGACACCAAGTTGATTGAACGCACTGACACCGAAGCGCTCGTTGGGTAACTCACGAGACACGCCATTCTCACGATCAAGGTCAGGCATCCACACAGAGCCGTCAGACAACTGAGTGCAGTCGATAGGTTGCACAGCGATGTGGTCAGCAAACTTGGGTAGCTTACGCAGGGCATGGAACAGGGCAGTCTTGCCGATGCCGTTCTCGCCCTCCACAATTACTGTGCGCTTGTCACCGACAGCGGCGATGAGGGAAACAACTTGTGATGCAGATAAGAATTGATTCATGATAAAGATCTCCAAAGATTAAGTTAAACAGAAATGTGCAAGACTTTGCCATAGGTAGGAACGAATGACTCGTTCTCTACCACACCCCACAGAGATGGCATTGGGGTATTCGGGGTATCGCAACCAAGGTAACCATCTGTCAACCAGACGATTGCCCGAGCGTCGATCTTGTGTTCCTTGATGTAGTCGACAACAACATCAGGAGTAGTACCGCCACCACCCTTGGGGTTCATGAGTGAGGCGATCTGTTCGTAGTCAGCAGGCTTGAACGCTTGGTCACCACATACAGTAGTGTCCCACCACAACACACGCACACCCGCAGGCTTGGTGATGTTGCAGATGCGAGCGATCTCACCGAACAGCAGACGATAGTACGGATACATAGAGCCCGATGTATCGACAGCAAGTATCAACTCACCGACTGACTCAGTGAAGTGTGATGGCATAACGAAGCCCGATGCGAGCAAGCGTTTGTTGGGAGGGCAGAAGCGTGAGTTGTCATCGCCCGCAGAGATAGCGCTAATCCATTCCTGCAATGCTTGCTTCCAGTCAGTCATGCGTTCCTTGGCTGTGCCTAAGATGTCACGACCACCACCCTCTTTACCCGCAAGCTTACGTGCAAGTATCTCGCCTTGACGATTGGCATCGTCGATCTGCTTGCCTAGCTTGTCTTGCTCGACTGGGTTGTCATCGAACTCACCATCCTCGTGTGCATCAAGGGGCTCATCGAAGTCACCGCCATCACCATCACCCTTGTCACCCTTATCAGGTTCCTTACGCCCACTCTTGATGAGGTCGTTGAGTACCTGTGGGAATGACCAACCGAAGTACTTGCGATCAATGCACAACGACTCAGTAGGACGCTCAACAAACTTGAAGTCAGGGTCGAGTTCCTCGATGAGTGCATTGACCACATAGTCGTGTGCTATGTTGGTAAGCTTAGGCATCTTGCGTGTGTACTCTTTGAACAAGATGCAGTGCTTGAGTGCAACGTGAAAGTTCTCATGCAGTACAAGGTAGCGCATCTGCTTGCGGTTGAGTGGTGCGATGAAGTCAGCGCCATACTTCTTGTCACGACCATTGGTCGCGGCAGTTGGTATCTTGGTAGACACCTCGCTCTTGCCTAGCATGATGACGCCAGACAGCAAAGCGAATTTAGGGTGACGCATACAGTCAATGTTTGCGGCTTGGACTCTCTGATTGAGAGTCATCTTCTCATAGCTCATAGTGCTTCTCCTGTTTTGTTTAAAGAAATTATAGCATAGGTTGTCAAAGACTTGACAACCTATCGGAAACCCTGATGCTACTCAGGTGTGGATATTACTACGTGGGTATTCAGAATGTTTCGGGAATTGTTTCACCTCCTCTGGTTTCTTAAGTGAGTTACTGCCAACGTATCTCTGTATCCTGTCAAGGATGGCACGCCTGAACTCGACCATCTCGATGGGCTTCTTCAAGTCGTCAACTGTGTGGTCGGTGGTTGTGTTGCGGGTATACCAAGAACCCTTCATTTGGAAGCCCTCTTGGTCAGCACCACGCTTGGAGGCGATGATGTTGTAAGCACTCTGACACATCTCAAAGAACACATCAATGTCCTGTTGCCGTGGCTCGGGGTCATTCCACATCTCTTGTATCGCCATGTAGTATGCGCGGTTGTATCCCTCCCCACCGAACGCTTGACCATACTTGTAGTCAAGATTGCACTCAGCTTTGAACTCTGGCATACGCATCTGTGCAAGCATGATGTATGGCTCGAAGTGTGCGGCAACCTTTGCCTTGTACTTGCGGACATCGGTGTCCGCGACTAGTCGGTAGTGCTTGGTATGCTCAGACTCCGCAGTATCTAACTTGCCATCGACAAACACAGCGTCCAAGCTGAACGGCGTGTTGTCCTCGTCAACCATGAAGTGCTTGGTGTAGATGGGCATGATGGTGCGATCATCCACAAGCATCTCATCATCCCAAATAGTATTCACACCACACTCAACACGTAACGTGTGACGCATGAACTGCATACTAGTCTGTGATGCGTGACCCATGTACAACCTACGCTCAACACGCTTGCCGTCCTCTACCTTGGGCTCGTAGAACCGCGCCATGATAGTCTGATACAGCTTGACGTCGAAGTACTTGCCGTAAGAGTTACTGCCTTGGATGAGGCGGTGGTGTGCTACTGGCTTGGGGTCAAGTGGTCGCTCGTTGGGTTGCCACTTACTACTGCGTACTGGCCCGCGATCTTCGAATAGAAGCTCTGCTTCTTGATAGTTTCTGCATATGTATGCCATGATAATTACTCCTGTGTTTCAGTTGATTTAATATAGGGGAAAGATGTTTGTACTGCATGTACTGTTGTAATGTAGTCATACAAATCACCCTCATCGTCGCTCTCATCGAAGTCCTCAGCGCCATCCTCACCCACGCTGATAAACCTATACCTACCTCCTTTCTCTTCTCCATAAATTTCTACTGCATCTTTCATCAGTTGATGATGCGCCTTCACATCATCGAAGTCCGGATACCACTTAACACTCTCCGATTCGAACGTGATGATCGGGTCATCGTTGTAGCGGTATTCACAATCGTTGATTGCCTGCGTAATCGGCGGCTCGTTCTTCGCAAGCATCAGCGTTACGAAGTTGTCGCGTGTCTCGATGTCATCGAACTTGATGACATACGCTACGTCTGATCTATATCCCATGATGATCTCCCTCTGTTAAAATGCCACGTTGATCGAAGCGCCATCCGTTGATGTCGCACAGGTCTATGAAGTACTCTTCGCTTGTGTATGCGTCGTACTCTTCTCGTAGTTGTTTGAATACCTCATCGGCAAACTTCTGTGCTTTGCCTAACGCCCACCCCTCTAGCTCGTTGAACAACTCATCTGTACCAATAGAGTTGGCTAGCTCTTTCACATTAGCGCCCTCCAAGATACCTCTGTCCATGACTGAGTCGTCCTCTGCATAACTGATACTGTCGTTGATGCTTGCGCTACGCATCGTGCCGCTGTGGTTGTAGTAAAAGCCGTTCCTGCTGATTTCTACTTTGTCTTCACACCAACCATCTTTGATTAGCTCACGTAGCACAACGTACTGCGTGTAGTCAGCGTCCTCTGGTTTGCTGTGATATTCAATGAAGTCAGCAAGATCTATGTGACCAGTCCACGATGCACCATCACCTTGTGAGTGAAAGCCACTGAACTGAATCTCTTCAATGTAAAAGCCTCTTGCGAAGCCATCCTCTTTAGCTCGTGCGTAGATCTCTTCATACCAATCATCGGGCGGTTGCCCGTACTCAGTAATAGCGTGTTGCTTGGCATAGTTCGAGAGTTGTTGAAACGCTAAGCTTTCTGTTGTGGTGTCCATGGTTCCTCCATTAGTCTACTGTGACGCTGAACGTGACGTTGTCCTTGATTGCCGCCGTAACGACATCTGAGAAGTCGAACTCGTTGATCGCATCGTTGACTGCCTCGCTGATCTGATTGTCGAAGTCGTGGTCTTCTACTGCGCTTACGGCCATGTCATTGATGGCGTCCTCGCTGATGTGATATTCGCCATCGGTGTGATCGCTGACCACACTCTCTGCAACATCTTGGGCTATCTCGCGTATCTTGTTCTCGAAGCCATCGTCAATAACTCGCAGGGTGCGGTGACTCGTCAGTATCTCGTTGACCTGTGCGGACACGATGTCTTTGATGTAGTTCTCAACGAGCGCCATGAGCGTGGTCATCAGCGCTGAAGTAGGCATTGATGGCTGTGTGACTTCGGGTACTGTTGGTGTTTGAACTGTTTGTTCCATGATAAATCTCCAAAAATTAAATGAATGAAAGTAAAAGTGTGGTCAATTGACCACAATGACTGATGAGTGTTCCTTGTGTATTAGCCTCCTCTCCAATAGAACAGATCAAGAATTAAAACAATGATGGCTAGTAAGACCACCGCCCTTTCAAATTTCTGCCACAGCGTATGCATTGCGTATCTCCGTTAAGTGATATTTGTAGATGTTGTGTCCCATGAGCGTGAAGCTCTCGCCATAGGTGCGTAGTAGGTAGCTGAGACTACCCGCCGTGAACTCGGACGAGGCGAACCCCTTCACGTCGTATGCCGCAAAGCACATCAAGAAGTCGAGCAGTTGGTAGTCGTCCTCTTTGATAGGCTTGATGCGTGGTGGCCTGAACTTGATGTACTTGGGTTTGAATATGAACGGGTTGTCCATACCATACTCAACCCAACTCTTTTTAGTTGGCTTAGTTATCACCATTTGTATCCTCCTTGTGGGTGCTGTGAAAATTCAACAAGGCGCTGATCTTGTTCTCGTTTATAGGGTGCTCCTCTACCGACCAGTCTTGGTTGCGTATCTTCTCGGGTATGTCCATGTAATGCTTGATGCCCCTGATGAACTTGTGTGCGTCGAACGATGACTCGAACACATACATGTCCTCGACTGTGTGATCTTCTCCGAAGTCGGCATCACGACCGACCGCTATCCATATGCTTTTCATTTGATTACTCCTTCTTTGTCTCTGATTGCTATTGCCATTGCCGTAAGTTTCTTATGCAATGCCTCGAACTTGTCGTAGTACTCGGGGTCTTCGTCGTTGTGTTGAGCGTGAGCCCAAGCAATCTCGGACAAATCCCATAGTTCGTCTTGTGTTAGTTTCATTTACTTCTCCCTAAGTTGTTTGCCAGTGAATGACTGGCGGCATTGTGGTCAATTGACCACATTCGGTTTACTCCCCATCGGGGCGGTACGTTATCAGCAAGGGTATCTTGCTGTGTTTATATACAGGCGGTAGCACCGCCCACATCTCGCGTGTTTTCGCAAAGATGGCATCGTCTATGTAGTCCGCCCACCTTGCGCTAGCAGGTCGGCGTGGGCGTAACGCATGATTGAACTCGACCCTGTTCTTGGCTAGCTGTAACATCCCCATGTATTCATGGTAGAACGTGGCCTTGTCTACGTAACCATTGCGCCTTGCGTACATCCATGCGTTACGGGCGCTGACGATCTCGTATGTGATGGGCTTGAGTGCCTCGGCTAGCTCTGCCTTCCATACCTTGAGCCATCGCCTGCGTGATGCGATAGCTTGCTTGTTGTGCTCATCTTGAGCTTGCTTTTCTCTGAGGTGCTTGGCCATGAGTGCGTTCATGTCGCCTGTCTGAACCCTGTTGTGTATCTCCTTGGCGCTGAGCTTTGCTACTGGTTTGCGCTTGGGGCGGCAGTCTTTGCAGTTCTTGGAGGTTAACTCCATACGCACATTGCCTGCTCGACCCCATGCTTTTGACTGTGCATACGTGGCAAGGTACGTGAAATCTTTGAGGGGGCGCGACTCCCCACATTTAGCGCACGTTTTGATTTGCATACTTTATCCTTACAGGTTGGGGCTAACTGGCCCACTTGGTTTTGTAACTGGCCCACCAGTCAACACAGGTGGCCCACTTGTGGATGACGAGGTCAAACGTAGTATACACGCGGGTTTGCACTCGATGTGACCACAATACCCACCATTTTTCAAGAACACTAAGACTAAGATAAAAACTTGAACAACTAGACACACCCAGCAACATACAGATATATATATCTAAATGAAAATTGTATTTATATATATAGGTATTGTGGACGTGTGTACGCTGAACGCTAGTATCCATGCGGGTTGCGGGATACCCTCGTGTGTGTCCAGTTGTGTCAAGTGGTGGGTATGTGCGAAAAAACAACACTTTTACCCTACTTCTCCACAACACGTTGTGGAGAGATTGATTGTGGTCATTTGACCACACTTAGAGGAGGCGCAGTTGTTTGGACTCACGCTTGATTTGTTCCCACTCATTGATGGACTCTTTCGCCTTCTGCTCACGCAGTTGCGCTTTGTATTGCATGACTGCTCGTGGGTCTTTCTCCCACTTGTCACGCATGGCTACGAACTCTGCACGCAGTTCTTTCATTTGAGAGAGGGCGTAGTGTTTGTTTTTAGATGATTTGCTCATGATGATTCCTTAGAAGGGGACGACTTTGCCGAGGCTGTCGTATTCGTTGATGATGCGTTCGTAGAGAACGGCGGCTTTGTTGTGGTCAGGCTCGTTCATGTACTCACGAACAAGTTGTTGTAGTTCTTTGGTTGTCATAGTGATTCCTTAGATTGACAGTAAATGAAACAACGGGCAGACCTCGCCCGTTGTGCTCTCCGAAAAAACTGTGGTCAAATGACCACAATTAGATTGCCTTCAAGAAACGGCGTTTCTCACCTGCGCTCAGTGCGTTGAACTTCTTGAGCAAGTCAGCTACTGGGTCTGCCTTGTTGTTCGAACCACGTGAGTCAGACTTCACAGGGAAGTAGTAGCGAAGCGCATTGCGTGCATCACTCTTGCGATCACCATCGAAGGCTATGGTCTTTTCGCCACGATACACACTCTCACGCACCTCGCACTCAAAGGCGTCAGCGATCTCGCCTGCTACTTCCAAGCGCACCACGAACTGTGACTCTGGTGCTAGCTTGTTGTAGATAGGTCGATACTCTGCAAGGGCCTCACCAGCCTTTCGGTTGGCTGTGAGTGCGGTGCGAAGTGATGCGAGGAACTTTGCGTATTGCTTGTTCATGATTTGATTCCTAAATAAAAAAGCCTCGCAATGGGCGAGGCAACCAATCGGCTAGGCAATCCCCAACCGATGCATCTAGTATACCACAAGTCGTTGCCGTATCCACTTGACAGTGGTCACTTGACCACACTTGACCCCCACCCTACCCCCACCAAGCCCTATTGAGCCGTGCCGTGGCGTCATGGTGTGAACACTGTTTCGTAACCACGATTCAATTTTTAAAAAATCCGGAATCACAATACTGTATAAAAACACAGCACCCCCGTAAAATTTTATAAAAATTTGGAAAAACCTCGAGGCAAAAAAAACCCCCGGGCATCTGCAGACGTTCCGGGGGTAAAGATGGCAACTGAAACCATCGAGGAGAAGCAAATGCTTGCGCACTCGCCGAAAAGAAGTGTACACTAGCGCCAACGAGGAAGCAACTGAAAAGGATTCCTACGCATGTTAGATCACTTGGTGCATTTTGAACCTGAGGTCACCTCTCGGGATGGGTTTGAAAAGTTGGACGACGCGGAGCCAGAAGCTTTGCTGTCTGCGCAAGTAGCCACAGAGCAGTGGTTAGCAGAGTTAGGCGTAGAAGATGACGCCTCTGTTGCGGATCAGCAACAAACACAAGCTGCACGAAAAGCATTCAACACGCTCACCACCAACGCAGATACCACGGAGCAAAAAGCTTCTCTTGCTGAACTTAAGACTCCCCCTGCTGTAAGACATCTGACAGGCATGTTGGCGGCCTATGACTGGCAGTTTATTGATATGGCGCAGGAGATCCGGGGCTACACAGTGGCCAAGCTGGTTGAAGAGACTAAGTCCCCCAACGCCAACATCCGCCTGAAAGCTTTGATCGCGCTAGGTAAAGTCACGGAAGTCGGGCTGTTTACTGAGCAAATTGAGGTCAAGAAGATTGAGATGAGTGACGCTGAAGTTGAGCAGCGCATCAAAGATAAGTTGGCCAAGTTCATGGGGGTGATAGACGTGGTGGACGTTTCCGAGCGCCCAGAAGATATCCCACTTGTGCAGAATGATGGGTCAGAGAGCACAGATGAATCTTGAACAGTTCACGTCGATAAGCAAAGTGGAGCTGGAGGCTATACAAAAAGCGCTTCCGTACATGAGTTTGAACGACAAGATTGAATTGCTCGATGATTTAGAGGTGCGCGAACGCCGCGCCAGTCTGCAAGCGGCCAAAACAAACATGTTGGGTTTTGCTACATCTGTGTATCCCGGCTTTAAGATTGGCCCGCACCACAGGAAACTGGCAAAAATCTTCACGGACGTGGTCGAGGGGCAGAAAAAACGGGTGATTATCAACATCGCGCCTCGTATGGGCAAGTCTGAGTTCTCCTCGTACCTGTTCCCTGCGTACTTTCTGGGCAAATACCCCAACAAGAAGATCATCATGGGCACGCACACTGCGGGTCTGTCGGAGGACTTCGGTCGGCGGGTGCGAAATTTGATTGATTCGGAGGAGTACCGTGATGTTTTTCCTCAGACGTTGGTTGCAGATGACCAAAAGGCTGCTGGTAAGTGGTCTACAAGCGCTGGCGGTCAGTATTATGCTGCTGGTGTCGGGGGCGCTCTTGCTGGTCGTGGTGCTGATTTGTTCGTTATTGATGATCCTCATTCCGAGCAGGACGTTAAAACAAATAGCAGACTGGCTTTTGACACCGCATGGTCGTGGTTCCAGACAGGCCCGCTCCAACGTTTGATGCCGGGCGGGGCGATCATAGTCATTATGACTAGGTGGTCGCTCTTGGACTTGACTGGACGCTTAATTGACTACCAGTCTAAGAATCCTGAGGCGATTCCGTGGGATATTGTGGAGCTGCCTGCGATACTGAACGAGGACACAGAGGACGAGAAGTCACTTTGGCCAGAGCAGTGGCCACTAACATCACTTAAGTCTACGAAAGCGTCGCTTGACCCGCGTTATTGGAACGCGCAGTACATGCAGCAGCCCACATCTGAGAACAGCGCTGTCATCTCGCGCAGGATGTGGCGTAGCTGGGAGAAGGACGACCCTCCAAAGTGTGAATACATCATTCAGTCGTGGGACACGGCGTTTGAGACCAAGAACAACTCGGACTATTCAGCATGCACCACATGGGGCGTGTTCTACAACGAGGAAGAGAATGACTCGCCCCAACTTATCCTGCTCGACGCGTTTAAAGACCGGATGGCTTTTCCAGAACTTAAGGCCGTGGCGCTCAAACACTGGAAAGAGTGGGAACCAGACGCGTTCATTGTGGAGAAAAAGGCAGCTGGCGCACCACTGATACAAGAACTTAGAGCCACTGGCATACCGGTGCAGGAGTTCAGCCCGTCTCGGGGCAACGACAAGATGGTGCGTGTGAACGCGGTTGCAGATTTATTCAGCAGTGGTAAAGTCTGGGCACCCGACACACGCTGGGCACGGGAAGTGATTGAAGAGATAGCGGCGTTCCCCGTTGGGGAGCACGACGACTACGTGGATACGACAACACAAGCGCTATTGCGGTACAGGCAAGGTGGGTTTATTGCTCTCGACTCTGACGAGAAAGAAGACCGGCTGTACAACTATGGGCGCAAAGCGGCATACTATTAAGGAACAACATGGCAACGAATATCGACAAAGCGCTGTACCAACAACCCGTTGGCATCGACGCACTTGCAGAGCAAGAGTCCCCCATTGAAATCGAGATCGTTGATCCCGAAGAAGTCACCATTGGCATGGATGGTTTGGAGATCACAATGACTCCCGAGGATGACGATACGGAAGAAGGCTTTGCCGATAACTTGGCCGAGTACGTTTCTGCTAGCGTCTTGCAGTCACTTGCTGGAGACTTGGCAGGTGATATTGACAACGACAAAGCATCACGCAAAGAGTGGGAGAAGTCTTACGTTGAAGGTTTGAAACTGCTGGGCCTGCAGATGGAGGAGCGCACAGAACCTTGGAACGGTGCGTGCGGCGTGTTCCACCCCATGATTACAGAAGCGGTTGTTCGCTTCCAAGCCGAGACAATTACCGAGACGTTCCCTGCGCGTGGCCCTGTGCGTACAAAAATAGTTGGTAAAGATTCCCCAGAGACAAGGGAGAAAGCGGCCAACGTTGAAGAAGACATGAACTTTGAGTTGACAGAGAACATGGTGGAGTTCCGCGCTGAGCATGAGCGCATGCTGTGGTCACTTCCCGCTACCGGTTCCGCGTTTAAGAAGGTGTACTTTGATCCCAGCTTGGGACGTCAAGTCTCGATGTTTATTCCTGCAGAAGACATCATCCTCCCGTACGGCGCGACAGATTTAGATACATGCCACCGCGTCACACATGTGATGCGTAAAACAAAGAACGAGATTATTAAGCTTCAGCAGTCAGGGTTTTATCTTGATGACGTTGAGTTGTCTGACCCCACGCGTGAGCAGACAGAAATTCAGAAAGCCAAAGATAAAGAGACAGGCTTTAGCGACCTGAACGATGAGCGCTACATCTTGCTTGAGTGCCACGTTGACCTAGACCTTGAAGGCTACGAAGACGAGGACGAAGAGGGTGAGAAGACGGGCATCATGCTGCCCTATGTTGTAACCATCATCAAAGGCACGAACGACATCTTGTCGATTCGTAGAAATTGGAAAGAAGACGATGACCTCAAACTTAAGCGCCAGCACTTCGTCCACTACCAATACATCCCCGGCTTCGGAGCCTACGGTTTTGGCTTGTTCCACCTCATCGGCGGCTTTGCCAAATCTGCAACATCTCTCATGCGCCAGTTGGTGGATGCGGGCACACTGTCAAACTTACCGGGCGGACTTAAGTCCCGTGGCCTTCGGATTAAAGGTGATGACACACCGATTGCCCCCGGAGAGTGGCGAGATGTAGACATTGGTTCTGGCAACATTCGGGACAACATCCTGCCCCTGCCATACAAAGAGCCAAGCGCTACGCTATACAACTTGCTCAACAACATTGTTGAAGAAGGCCGCCGCTTCGCATCTACCTCAGACATGAAGGTCTCCGACATGAGCGCGAACGCGCCCGTGGGTACAACGCTGGCGTTGCTAGAGAGACAGCTTAAGGTGATGTCCGCTGTGCAGGCTCGTGTGCACTTTGCATTGAAGCAAGAGTTAAAACTCTTGAAGAACCTGATCCGTGACTACACTGATCCAGACTACACGTACGATCCAGAGTACGGCAACCGCAAAGCTAAACAAGCGGACTATGACTTGGTGGACGTGATCCCTGTGTCTGACCCCAATGCGGCGACGATGAGCCAGCGAGTGGTGCAGTACCAAGCTGTGATTCAGATGGCGCAGATGGCTCCAGACATTTACAACTTGCCAGAGCTGCATCGCGGGATGCTGGACGTGTTGGGTATCAAGAATGCAGAAAAACTTGTACCGATTGAGGACGATCAGAAACCGATTGATCCAGTGCAAGAGAATCAGAACGCACTCAAGGGCACACCGCTCAAAGCGTTCCTGTACCAAGACCATCAGTCACATATCCAAGTGCACATGATGATGTTGCAAGACCCGATGATTCAGCAGTTTATTGGCCAGAACCCACAGGCTCCCAAGATCATGGGTGCACTTACTGCGCACATTGCAGAGCACGTTGGCTACAAAATGCGCCAGCAGATCGAGCAGCAGTTGGGCATGCCCCTGCCACCCGAAGACGAGAAGTTGCCACCACAAGTGGAGATTGCGCTCTCGGCAATGATGGCTCAAGCGGCCAATCAGGTGTTGATGCAGAACCAAGCGCAAGCTGCCCAGCAACAAGCACAGCAACAAGCACAAGACCCAGTCTTGCAGCTTCAGATGCAGGAGTTGCAGATCAAACAAGGCGAGCTGGAGTTGAAGAAACAAAAGATGATGATCGACGCCGCCATTGCTTCCGACAAACAATCGTTGGAAGAAGAAAAAGTCAAAGGCAACTTGGAGCTTGACTCTCTTAAGGTTGGTGCGCAGATCAACGAAAGTAAATCTAAACAGCAGTTTGAGCAAGAGCGTGCAGGCGTGCAGCTGGGCACTGACATTGCAAAGAGTAAAGCCCAGATGGATTTACAAGCGCGAACTGCTGCGCTCTCAAACAGCAGGAACCAAGGTTCTAGAAAATGATCCAAGAATTCGCACGCGTATTGCGCGAAAAATTACGCACTGACATGAACAACTACGCCGACGATCTCGCAGGCGGTTCGTGTCGATCATTTGAAGAATATCAAAAACTCTGTGGTGTTATTTCGGGTCTAGCACTCGCAGAGCGTTATCTAATCGACCTGCTGCAGAAAGTTGAAGAATCAGATGAGTAATCTTGATTTGTCTCCCGGTGCTTTTGCACTGCCTGAAACTATCGAGCCGATGGCGGCACCCGCCCCAGAAGCTACGGACGAAGAAAAAGCACGACAACTACCCGACCCCACAGGTTGGAAGATTTTGTGCGCTGTGCCAGATGTCTCTGAAAAGATTGAAGGTACAGATTTATACAAACCGACAGCCACCATGCGTCAGGAAGAGCACTCTACAACCGTGCTGTTTGTGATGAAGGTCGGCCCAGATGCGTATAAAGACCCCGCCAAGTTCCCCGCAGGAGCATGGTGCAAAGAAGGTGATTTTGTGCTTGTACGTACGTATTCTGGTACGCGAGTCAAGATCTATGGCAAAGAGTTCCGTCTCATCAACGACGACCAAGTTGATGCTGTTGTGCAAGACCCTCGTGGAATAACCCACGCTTGAAGGAGTAAAAATGGCTGAACCATATAAGTTCCCAGACGAAATTGAAGACAAGAACCCGCCCGAGATTGAAATTGAGGTGGAAGGCGAAGTTGACATAGAAATTGAAGACGACACGCCTGAACGTGACAGGGGCCGCAAGCCCTTGGACAAAGAAGTTCTTGATCCAACTGACGAAGAAATTGAGTCGTACTCCGACAAGGTGAAGAACCGAATCAAAGAGCTGACGCACGCCCGTCACGACGAGCGCCGAGTCAAAGAAGCTACGATGCGGGAGAAACAAGAGCTTGAGCGTCTTGCACAACATCTTGTAGAAGAAAACAAAAGACTTAAACAAAACGTATATACTGGGCAGGAAGCAGTAATTGAGGGTGCTAAACAGCGTGCCGATTCCGAACTGGACATGGCGCGTCGCAAACTCAAAGCAGCACAGGAGTCTTTTGACACGGACGCCATCATTGAAGCTCAAGAAGCGGTGATGGATGCCAAAATAAAAGTTGAACAAACAAAAAATTATCGTCCTGCCCCTTTACAGGAAGAAAATTTTGAGGTACAAACTCAACAAACCCAGCCTGTGAAGGCTGAACCGGACGAAAAAACTCTGCGCTGGCAGGCTAAAAACCAGTGGTTCGGGACACAAGGGTTTGAAGAATACACCAGCTACGCACTAGGGCTGCATCAAAAACTAGTCACAAACGGGGTTGACCCCCGCTCTGAGGAATACTTCGAGCAGATTGATGCTCGCATGAGGTCGACGTTCCCTGATATTTTCAGTGGATCACGAGACAAAAGGTCTGGTGAGGCAGTCAAGAAGCCTTCCACGGTCGTTGCTTCTGCGTCTCGTTCTACGAGTGCAGGAAAGGTGAAGCTAACTACGACGCAAGTTGCGTTGGCTAAAAAGTATGGACTAACCCCGCAGCAGTATGCTGCTGAAGTGATGAAACTGGAGAGACAGAATGGCTGAAACACAAGACCGCACACAACGTGATTTAAAAACACGCGAAAAACAAACTCGATACGTTTACAAACCGTCGAGTGCCCTGCCCGATCCGACACCTGATCCAGATTTTGAGTTCCGCTATATTGCGACTCATGTTCTGGGACAAGCTGATCCAACCAACGTGTCTCGCAAGACTCGCGACGGCTGGGTACCGGTTAAGGCAGTAGACCATCCGGAATTGATGATTGAGGGACACCCCGTTACTGGCAACGTTGAGATTGGCGGACTTATGCTTTGCAAGATTCATAAGGGTCAGTTGGCTGCAATGGCGGAGTACTACAGCAATCAAGCTCAAAACCAGATGGACTCAGTGGACAACCACTTCATGCGAAATAATGACCCAAGGATGCCGTTGTTTTCCGACCGCAAGTCGACTTCAACACGCGGAAATGGGTTTGGTTCTGGTTCTAAATAAACATAGGAGTCTTTTATGGCTTATCCGGTTATCGACGCCCCTTACGGGCTAAAACCGATCAATTTGATCGGAGGTCAGGTATTTGCGGGTTCTACTCGTGAGTATCCGATTACTAACGGTTACTCCACAAACATTTTCTACGGCGATTACGTAGGTTTGTCTCGTGGTGAAATCGTGCGTCTGTCTGTGTCTACTGGCACAGCAGGCAATCAAACAGGTATCTTCTTGGGATGCTCGTTTACTAACCCCGTTACAAAACAAAAGCAATTCCAGCAATACTGGCCTGCATCAACTGCAGCTGGTGACGCTGTTGCGATTGTTTGTGATGATCCTGACACGGTGTTTAAAGGTGTCGTTTGTTCTGCTACTACTGCTGTTGCTTCTGGCGCTCGCGCCATGATTGGCCAAAACTTGGCCATGATTAACAACACAGGTAGCACTGCAACTGGCAACTCTAAAAATGCCATTCTTGCACCGAGCGACACTCCTGCAACCACCTCTTCCTTGCCCGTTCGCGTGCTTGGTTTGGTGACTGACACGGCTGTTACTTTAGGTACAGTAACTTATACCAGCATTTCTACCGCTACCGTAACTTGCTCGGCTTTGCCGTTCGCGTTGCCTGTTGGTACAGACGTTGGTTCGCTGGATTCAAATGGACAGTACATTTCTTCCGGTTCTTTTGTCGACACCGCCGCATCTGCCGGTGCTACATCGTTTATTTTGAATCAAGCTCCCGCTGTTGCGTTTGGTGCCAGCTCTACGCTAGTGCTCGTGCAGTACCCAGAGATCTTGGTCAAAATTAACTTTGGTCAGCATCAGTACTATGCTGGCACCAGCATTGCTTAAGGAGTAATTTAAAATGGCTATTTCACGCGCACAACTACTTAAAGAACTCCTCCCGGGCCTGAACGCTTTGTTTGGTTTGGAGTACGCTCGTTACGGCGAAGAGCACAAAGAACTCTACGAAACAGAGAAATCTGAGCGTTCTTTTGAAGAAGAGACAAAACTGTCTGGTTTCTCTGCTGCACCTGTTAAGAGTGAGGGCTCTGCCATCGCTTATGACAATGCACAGGAAGCTTTCACAGCACGTTACAACCACGAGACTATTGCTCTAGGCTTCTCCATCACGGAAGAAGCTGTGGAAGATAACTTGTATGACAGCCTGTCTGCTCGTTACACCAAAGCCTTGGCTCGCGCTATGTCTTACACCAAGCAGGTTAAAGCTGCAAACGTTATCAACAATGGTTTCTCTGCCGCTTATCCCGGTGGCGACGGCGTTGCTTTGTTTAGCACTGCACACCCCTTGGTCAACGGCGCTACTAACAGCAACCGTCCATCAACAAACGCTGATTTGAACGAAACTTCTCTTGAGAACGCCGTTATTCAAATCGCCGCTTGGACTGATGAGCGCGGTCTGTTGATCGCTGCTAAGCCACGTAAGTTGATTGTTCCACCTGCACTGATGTTCGTTGCAACTCGTTTGCTTGAGACTTCTTTGCGTGTTGGCACAACCGACAACGACATTAACGCGCTCAAGAATAACGGTTCTATCCCTGAAGGCTACACCGTTAACCACTTCTTGACCGACAATAATGCTTGGTTCTTGTGTACAGATGTACCTAACGGTTTGAAGCACTTCGAACGTACTCCATTGCAAAACTCAATGGATGGGGATTTTGATACCGGCAACGTCCGTTACAAGGCCCGTGAGCGTTACAGCTTTGGCTGGTCTGACCCTCTGGGTGTCTTCGGTTCACCCGGTACATCCTGAAATTAGTACCAAAAGTACTACTAAAAGGGCCCTTCGGGGCCCTTTTTCTTTGGGTGTTGATTTTTGTTTTGGTTGTGGTATATTACCTGTGTCGTAACACAGGAGCTAACGTGGACACTACCAACTTGCCCAAGACCCGCGCCGAAGCTAAAGCTACTGGTGCCAAGTATTATTTCACTGGACAGCCTTGCAAGCACGGGCACATAGTTGCACGCAAAACCAAAGGCGCGTGTGTAGAATGTTTAAAAGTTGAGTGGGAAAAAGGCAGTAGCAACCGCGCGGAGTACTTCAAGCAGTACAACAAGTCAGATGCAGGTGGAGAAGCTAAACAGCGGTATTATGAGAAAAATAGGGCACAGGTTATTGCCCGCGCACAAGCACGTCCCACAACAGAAAAACAGGCGTACAAGAATAAGTACAAGCAAAGTAACCCTGACTTGTACAAAACACTTACCAGTTTTCGCCGTCGTCGGTTTCGTGATGCCACCCCGCCGTGGCTGACGCACAAACAAAAATCTGAAATACGCCAGCTTTATCAGATAGCCATTACCATGTCCAAGACCACTGGCGAACAATACGTGGTCGACCACATCGTGCCATTGCAATCGCATGAAGTCTGTGGCTTGCATGTCCCGTGGAACCTGCGCGTCATCACGCAAGAAGAAAATTTAAAGAAATCAAACAAACTTGTTGCGCCCAAGTAAGCGTAGTGGTATAAACACAGTAATCCGGGATTTACCGGTGCATCAAACAGTCCCGGCTGACGACATACAGATTGATGCACTTAACTTGTATGTAAGGAAATATCATGGGATTCGCATCACACCTTGGCCCTTGGCTGCTCGGCACTGTTAAAAACACTACTGGCACTACTGCTGGCACGATTCGCAACATGGGCGCAACTGTTGTTACACAGACTGGCCAGACCACTGTTAGCGACACCACTGCTACTACAGAATTTGTTTTACCTGCTGGCGCACAAATTTTAGAGTTCCTAGTAGACATTACCACCGCTTACGCTGGTACTACTGGTAACACAATCACTATTCAAACTGCTGCTGGCACTTCTTTAGCCACCGTTGGCGGTGCAACTACTACACCTTTGGCTGTGGGCCGTGCAACTGTAACTGTTACAGGCGCACAGATCGGCACATATCTGAACGTTGGCTCAACTGATTTGGTCATCCAATCAATCTACGCTTGCGCTGGTACGGCTAGTGGCGGTGCTGCTACGATTACATGCGTGTACGTCGTGCGTGAATCTAACGGCTCAGCTAACCCCAGCCAAGTCTGATAGGAGCGTAAAATGCGCCCAGTCAGACTAACCGTTAGGGGAGTCGGTAACTCCAACGTCTATCCAGTAGATACCTATGTATCCCCTGCAAATTGGGGTCTTGCATTGGTAATTACTGGAACGGTGAACGCCTATGTTCAATACACGTTTGACGATGTATTTGCTGCGGGATTTACTCCCTCTTCAGCAACATGGTTCTATCACCCGTCCACACCTTCTGGAACACCAGCAACAGCGAACTTTAACGGAAACATTGCGTATCCTTGCACAGGTGTTCGTTTAGTTTTAGACACTGGCACTACAGGTTCTGCAACATTGACCATTATCCAAGCCGGTGGCGGAGGATTATCATGACCACGTATAACCAAGACGGAACACCAATGGGCGGTGGTGGTTCAAGCCAGCTTATGGATCTGCTCACGGTTGTTGCCAACCCCGCTGCTTATAAAGCAAAAGTAGACGCATTAGAAGCGGCGACGGCTGAGAACAAAAAGTATATTGAGTTGGTGGCTCCTGCAGATGAGATTTTAAAGTTGCGTGATACGGTTGCTCAAAATGCGGCTGATTCACAAGCAGCGTTAGAAAAAGCATCAGCAGAGGCAGCAAGCACAATAGCGGATGCTAAAGCACAGGCTACAGAACTCGTTAAGATTGCACAAGCTAAAGCGGATGCGCTGACAGCCAAAGCACAGGCCGCTGATACTGAAGCACAAGCAAAACTTGCAGATGCCCAAAAAGCAATGGCTGGTGCAGCCGCACTCCAAAAAAGTGCAAACGATCAGATGACTGAGTATGCGTCTAAACTGCAAGCACTTGAAAAAGCGAAGGCAGAACTAGATACGGCTAATGCAGAAATTGCAGTAATCAAAGCAGATTTATTGGCTAAACACCAAGCATTTATAGCGAGTTTGTAAATGTCTATTGCCCCACACACGGGTATAGTAGATTTTGGAACCTTTACCGCTCCCACAGCGTCAACTGACGGGATACAAGGTGAAGTTCCACAGCCTTTAGCTGGGCAAGAGGGCTATGTTCTGACTGGAACCGGTTGGGCATCGGCTGGCTCTGTCGGCCTTGTTGGATACCAAGGGACTTGGAACGCATCTACAAACACGCCTACATTAACTAGCAGTGTAGGTGTGCAAGGGTATTACTACGTTGTTGACGTAGCAGGCACAACCAATCTGAACGGCATTACCGACTGGCAGGTTGGTGACTGGGCTATCTTTAATGGCTCTATTTGGCAGAAGGTAGACAACACCGATTCATACGATCCAGCCAATGTAGCCATCACAGGCGGCACAATAAACAACACGGTAATTGGCGGCACAACCCCTGCGGCTGGTACGTTTACTACGTTGACTGCTCAGACAGAAGTGCTTACTGGTACAGGACAGAACTTAGTTTTACAAAGTGAAAACTTTACTGTAACTTGGGCTACGTCTGGTTCTGCTGGAACAGGTGCAACTGCAAATGCGGCAACGTCACCAACAGGAACTTCTAACGCTTCTAAAATTTTTGAATTATCTGCTACTGGCGTACACGGCAGAAGTCAAGCAGTAAGCCTTGGGAGAATTATCCCAGTTACTTACTCTATGTATGCAAAAGCATCAGAAAGGACAAAAGTCAGAGTTGATATGTCTGACTTACTTACTGGAGATATATATCAAGATTTTGATTTATCTACAGGTTCAAAAATTGGTTCTGTAGTAAGTTCTGGTAGTTGGGCAAATACTTCTTCTGCAATAATATCTGTTGGAAGTGGTTGGTATAGGTGTTCTATTACTGGCATTGGCGGTAATACGGCTGTAGCACCAGTTGTTCAACTTTTAGATGCTTCTGGTGCTGTGTCATATGTTGGCAATGGAACGAGTGGTATCTTTGCTTGGGGCGCACAACTTGAAATTAGTTCTTCTGCTGGAACATATACAGCCACAACCACAACAGCTGTTTACGGAACTCCTACCCTATCCTTTTCAGGTGTATCAACAATAGGATTAGAGTCTAACGGCTCACTCTTTGTTCAACCTGCTGGTACTGGTGCATTACAAGCACAGGCTACTACGTCATCCACGGTTGGTGGTAACGCTCGTGGGGCTAACGCTGTTGATTGGCAGACTACAAGAGATACGGCGGCAAGAGTTGCCTCAGCAACAGCTTCAACAATTAGTGGCGGATATGGAAATCAAGCAACAGGTGCTTATTCAGTTGTTGTGGGTGGCTATAACGGGACAACAAGCGGATTTGGCGCATCTGTTTTAGGTGGGGCTTTTAATACAACATCCAATTCTTATACAACTGTTGCTGGCTATCAAAATACAGTTTCAAGTCCATATTCTTCTATTCTTGGAGGCCAAGCTAATACTGCTGCTGGCTATTACAACTTTATTGGCGCTGGTTTTACCAACGCAGGAACATCTGCTTCTGCTGTAACCACTCAGTCAGGAACCATGAATGGCACGACTGCCGTGACTCTTTCTGGTAGCAACGCCAATATCAAAGTTGGTCAGTACATTACAGGAACAAGCATTGCTGGTGACACTTACGTTTCTAATATTGTAGGGACGGCGTTAACTTTATCTAAAAACGCAAGCGGTTCATCTACAAGCACACTAAGCTTCTACACACCCCACGGCGTTGTTGTGGGGGGCGGCAATAATATTGCAAGTGGCTTGCATTCTTTTATTGGTGGCGGAGGTTACGGAGGTACGACCTCTGGCGGTACTGGTTCTAATCGTGCGACAGGGGATTGGTCTACTGTTGTTGGAGGCAGTGGCAACCTCGCTTCAGGTAGCAATAGTTTTATTGGAGGCGGTGGCTACCAAATTGGAAACGGAAACACTGCTTCTGGATTTGGTGCATCAATTGTTGGCGGGTATCAAAATACCGCGTCTGGTTTTACTACGGCAATTGTGGGCGGAAACGGAAACACAGCAACAGGAAACTACAGCGTAGCTGGTGGAAATAACAACCAAAGCAACGGTGCAAACTCTGTTATTGCTGGCGGTCAGTACGGAACCGCTAGGGGTTTGATTGGGTACTATGTTTTCCCCGCGTGTCAATTTCCAATTGCAGCAGTCAACGGTGTTTCCCAAGGTGCAATGGTTATTTTGGGTAAGGAAACCACAAATGCAACAGCCACGGTTTTAACTTCTGACGGCGCAGCAGCAAGCGGTGTAAACCAAGTAATCCTACCCAACAACTCTGCATACTATTTTAAAGGCTCTGTCATTGCTAACGTAACAGGTGCGGCTAATGGTGCTTCTTGGTCTTTTGAAGGTGCAATCATGCGAGGTGCTAATGCGGCTTCGACTGTGCTGATTGGAACACCCGCAATTAACCGAGTGGCGGCTACAGCAGGGGCTACTGCGTGGGTTATCGCTTTAACTGCTGACACTACGAATGGTGGCTTGGCAGTAACAGTAACAGGCGCGGCATCTACAACTATACGATGGGTCGCCAGCGTAAATACTGTGGAAGTCACGTTTTAATGCGTAAATCTAAAGTCAATTCACCAAACGCACATCTTCTTAAAGATGAGGCTTGGCTACGCACAAAATACATTGATGAAAACCTTTCATTTAGGATGATTTCTGCGCTTATTCCATGCTCCAGTTTGACAGTCAGCCGTGCCATTAGAAAAGCGGGTATTGATGTTAAGCCAAAACACATTACTTATGGCGACATTGTTTACCCAGACCGCAAAGGTGCAAACAGTCCTACATGGAAAGGTGGGACGCATCGTTGCCCAGATTGCAATATAGAAATTGGTTACAGATACTCTAAAAATAACAAGCCAGTAAGATGTGATTTATGCGCTTCAAAGTTTTATCGTGGTGACAAACATCATTCATGGAAACTTCCAGAAGAACGCCAAGGCACTGTAGCAGAACAACTACGCAATTCAATCCAATATGATGAATGGCGATATGCCGTGTACAAACGGGACAAAAACTTATGCCAAATTTGCGGAATAAGAAAAGACCCAATGATTGCCCATCACCTTGATGGTTTTGGCATATTCCCTGAAAAGCGGTTTGATGTAGATAATGGTGTAACGCTATGCAATACACATCATTTACAATTTCATAGACTGTTTGGGTTTGGTAAAAATACTGCTGAGCAATTTCAAGAATATGTCGAGCAAATGACTGTAGAACTGGTTTACTAATATGACAATCAATCTTGACCAATATACAAACACGCTGAATGTTACAGACACAGCGACTAATCCTGACTTGAATGTTACTACCAAGGGTACTGGTAACGTCAATCTTGGTACTGGCAATGGTACGCAATTTAGAGTTGAATCTTCAGGCTCTACAGCAACAGATTTTGTAATGGTTGGTGGCTCAAGCACTGGTCGCCCTTTTATTCGTTCTGCTTCTGCTAGTGGAAACATTGATTTAGCCATCAGTTCACAAGGCACAGGTGCTGTAAGGCTTTACACAAACTTTGTAGGTCAAGAACAAATGCGTGTTTCCCACACCGCATCAGCAGTCAATTACGTTCAGGTGACTGGTGCGGCTACTGGTGGAAATCCTACCATTTCAAGCCAAGGTAGTGATACCAATATAAATCTTGTGTTAAGCCCCAAAGCTTCGGCAGTTGTTGCGGTAAGTTCGGAACTGCGTGTTGCTACTGCGGCTGTAAACTTTTTCCAAATGTATGGGTCTGGCTCAGGTTCTGGCCCAGTATTTGCATCTATTGGCTCAGACACAAACATAGATTTAAACGCAACGTCTAAAGGTACTGGTGTTATTAACTTAAACACTGGCGCAGGAACGCAAGTAAGAATTATTGATAGCGGTGGTACTGCTGTAAACCGCATTCACCTACAAGGACAAGCAACTGGATTTTTACCCGTCATTGCGTCTAGGGGAAGCGATACAAACCTTGGGATGAGTTATTCAACGCAAGGTACTGGGGCGCATGATTTCTATACCGCTGGAACAAATTTTACACAACAAGTAAAAATAGCCCACACAGCCTCTGCTGTTAACTATGTACAAGTAACGGGGGCGGCTACTGGTGGAAGACCTACGCTTTCTGCTCAAGGTAGTGATAGTTCTATTGGATTAACTTATGTCGCAAAAGGTACTGGTTCAACCAGTCGCCATGCTTTTCAAACAGGTTCTGGAACACAATTTCTTGTTGTAGATAGTGGTGTTGGCACAGTCAATACATTACAAGTTTATGGCTCTGCTTCTGGTTCTGCCCCTGTTCTATCATCTCAAGGCTCAGACACCAACATCCCATTAGTCCTACAACCAAAAGGTACTGGTGCGCTACAGGCTCAACAGACAGATTCAACGGCTACAGGTGGTAATGCCCGTGGTGCTAATGCGGTGGATTGGCAGACTGCTAGGGGTTTGGCTTCTCAGGTTGCCAACGGGACTGTAGCTGTTATTGGCGGTGGTCAAAACAACACATCTTCAGGACTTTTAACAACAGTCGCTGGAGGGTTCAACAACAATGCTTCAGGTAACTCTGCTTTTATTGGTGGCGGTCAATACAATGTTGCATCTCAAATCAGAGGTGTTGTTGTAGGAGGTGGCGTAAATACTGCGGCTGGAATTTACAACTTTGTTGGTGGTGGATTCACGAATTCAGGAACTGCAAACGGAACAGTTACTACGCAATCAGGAACAATGAATGGAACTACAGCCGTTACTCTTTCTGGTAGCAACGCATCAATTAAAGTTGGTCAATATATTACTGGTACGAGCATTTCAGCAGACACATACGTTGCCGCAATTAGCGGTACATCACTCACACTAAGCCAAGCCGCATCAGGTTCATCAACTAGCACACTCAGTTTCTACACTCCACACGGAGTAGTAGTAGGTGGTGGAAACAACACCGCTACTGGTTCATATTCCTTTATTGGCGGTGGTGGAGATGCGGGAACGGCTGGTAACAGGAATGTTGCTTCTGGTGATTGGTCTACAGTTGGTGGTGGATTCAAAAACACAGCAAGTGGTTTGTATTCAACTGTAGTTGGCGGTTACGGAAATACAGCAAATAATACCTCCTCATTTCTTGGTGGAGGTGGTTTTGCTTTTGGTTCTGTTTTAAGCAATGCAGTTCAAGGACAATCATCAGGGTTGGTTGCAGGAATTGCCAATAACATAACTGGAAATGCCGCATTTATTGGCGCTGGATATTCAAATCTAATGAATGGTCAATATTCTGCTTCAATGGGCGGCAGTTTTGGAAACGCTAGAAGCATTGCTGGCAATCATGTATTTGCTGCAAACGTAAACCCAATAGCTCAAGCCTCTGGAATTACTCAAAGTGCTTTATTAGTCCTTGCCGTTCAAACTACCGATGCTACTGCAACAATTCTTCGTTCTGATTCAGGCGCAGCTGGCACAGGCAACCAAGTAATCCTACCCAACAACTCAGCCTATTTCTTTACAGGAGAAGTAGTAGCAGGTGTAACAGGCGGTGGAAACACAAAAGGATGGACTATCGAGGGTGTCATCAAGCGTGGTGCTAATGCCGCCTCTACAACCCTTGTCGGAACACCAACAGTCACCTCAACATACGCAGATGCAGGGGCATCCACTTGGGTGATAGCAGTAACAGCAGACACTACCAATGGCGGTTTGGCAGTAACATTCACAGGGCAAGCAGCTACTACAATACGAACCGTGGCAAAAATTTCCACTGTGGAAATGACATACTGATTTTTAACAGGAGAACCTATGAAACTTGAATTATCAGATGACGAAGTAAAATTCATCATGGACGTTTTGGGCGAAATGCCGTCTAAGACAGGTGCTTTTCTGGTGATGAACAACATTGCCAAACAGCAACAAGAAGCCGCTCAATTTGAGCAAGTCAAGGCGCAAGCCATCACTCAGGAGTAATCATGGCATTTGTATGGACAATCAATTCACTTCAGGTCATGAACACGCCTGAACCGCAAACCGTTGTGATGAGCAATTTCACCATTGCCAAAGACGGACAACAGGTCAACTATTCGGTCAACTTGCTACCCGCAAACCCCGATGACTTCACGCCGTTTGACCAAATCACGCAGGCACAAGCCTTGGAGTGGACACAAGCCGCCCTTGGCCCAGACCGCGTAGCCGCTATGGAAAACGAAGTGGACATGCTGATTGCACAGGCCGCTATTCCTACACCCCAACCTGCTCCTTTACCTTGGAACTAACATCATGGCACTCAAAATAGTTGCAACAAATAACACAAACGGTCAGTCTGAAACTCAGGCTTACGCTAGGATCACAAACTTTTTTGGCACGAAAGACCAGCTTCAGGTGCAGGTTGAGATTCACGCCACAGAAGAAGCTCGCCGAGCAGGTTGGCCCAGCATCCAACAGCAGGCCCATTACATCAATATGGAAGACCTGTCAGGCGACTTGATCCCCGCGATCTACGACGTGCTCAAGACTTTCACTCAGTACGCTGGCGCTCAA